TCACCCGTCTTCGCCGGGTGTAATCTCCTTTCCGCTGGCGAGCATGGCGAGCCGCTGTGTGAGCGTGAGGTTCATGTCGCTCACGGACACGTCCACGCTTGTGGACTGCATCTGAGGTGTGTGGAACTTCAGCAGTTTTATTTCCGCATCGACGCGGCTTTCCGGGTCAAGGTTCATGCAGTCGATGTCAAACTTGGAAACCAGCCTGCCTGTCTTCTTTCCTTTATCGTCCTTTTCCTCGATGCTGGGTGTGAAGTATTGCACCGAGTGTTGCCGGAGAAACGTCTTCAATGGCTTGTCTTTGTTGGGTGTTCCTGCGGCACGACCGCCGAGCCGTCCGCGCCCATCTCCTTTCTTTCTTGGCATATAAAACAAAACTTAAAATGACGGTGCAAAGATAATGCTGTAATTTCGCATCCGTACAATAAGTTTTGTTTCACAACTACAAACGGATAAGGCAATATGTTAGGCGGAATTTTTGGCGCGGCAAGCGGCGCGCTCGGTGGCATCCTCGGTGGCATCAGCAGGAACAAGATGCTGAAGAAGCAGATGAGGATGATTGACGAGCAGAAGAGAGAGAACCAGGACTGGTATGACCGCAGGTATAACGAGGATGCGACTCAGCGTGCGGACGCTCAGGCGATGCTGACGCGTACTGCGGAGGCCATCAGGCAGCGTAACCAGGCGGCTGCGGGCAGCGCGGCGGTGGCTGGCGGCACGGAGGAGAGCGTGGCGGCGACGAAGGCCGCGAACGCTCAGGCGATGTCTGACGCCGCCAGTCAGATTGCAGTGGCAGGAGCGCGGCGCAAGGACGCTGTTGAGGGTCAGTACATGCAGCGCAAGGGCATGCTCGACGAGACGCTGCGCAGGCTGCAGGGGCAGAAATCAAGCGGGCTTGACGTTGCAGCGGCCGGCATCAGTGGCGCATACAATGGCCTCTCACAGGGAACGGGACTTTGATAACCATCAGACTTCATCAGTATGAGCAAAGTATTTGACGACATAACAGGCGGTCAGACGGGCGGCGGCATCCCGGAATGGAAGCCGTTTGAGAAAGAGCAGTTCGGGAAGATGCCGAAGCGCGGCAAGGGCTTTACGCTCACGGGCATCGGCGTGGATGGCGGCAAGGGCACAGTGCCTGATCCGAAGCCAGCGCCTGCTGCCACGGAGGCCGACGGCGCGGAGGGTGGCAAGGGCGCAGTGCCTGATCCGAAGCGCGGCAAGGGCTTTACGCTCACGGGCATCGGCGTGGATGGCGGCAAGGGCATGCCGCCTGCTCCGAAGCCAGCGCCCGCAGCCACTAAGGCTGATGGCGTGGAAGGCCGCAAGGGTGTCACGCTCACCGGCATCGGCAAGGAGGGCGGGAAGGTCATAGCACCGGTGCTGAAACCAGCACCTGCAGCCACTAAGGCTGATGGCGTGGAAGGCGGGAAGGGCACTGACGGCACTGCCGGCGCTGACGGTGGGCTTGCCGGCAAACCCGGCATGCCTCCACGCGGTGACGGCTTCTACGATTGGTACGCCGACCTTGTCCGGAAGGAGTACGAGAGGCGCGCCAGGGACCGTGAGGAGCAGGAGGGGAGGCTGAAACGCGAGAAGACGATGGCTCTTGTCGGCACCGGCCTTGGGGCCATCTCTGACGCATACAACAATGCACGTTATGGCACTCCATACCCCGACCCTGCCGGAAGCCTGTCGGGCAAGTGGCGTGAGCGCTATGACAGGCTGCTGGAAGGCCGCCGCAAGGACAGCATGGAATATCTTGGCGCCATGGCTAAGCTGGAGGACCTGCGGAGCAACATGGACTACCGCAACGATGCCATCCAGTACAAGAAGGATACCCTCGACCTCCGCAACCGTGAGGAGGAGCGCAAGGTGAATGTCGCCAAGGCCAACATTGAGTACACCATGGCACGCACCGGCGCCATCAGGTCGAGGGAAGACGTTGACCTGCGCATTGCCGAAGCCAAGATTGCACTCATGAATGCAGGTGTCAGGGAGAAAGAGGCCAGCGCGGAGGCCAAGCGTATCGTTTCCCAGAGCCAGGCTTACAAGAACTACAAGAATGGCGACGCGGCAGTGACACGGGCAAGGAACGCTGTCAGCGGCAGGAAAGCCAACCCGATGGGAGGCAGCAACACAGGCAAGAAACCAAATCCAATGAGGTAAACCATGAACGACGACGGAAATAAGAGGAAATTATACAATGCCCTGTCAAAGGACTATGACATGGGCAGTTATGAGCAGTTCTCTCAGGATGTGGAGGACGAGGGCAAGCGCAGGAAGTTGTATGACGCGATAAAGGGTGACTATGACTTGCCCGACTTCAACGGGTTCAGCCGTCAGCTCGCGGGCGGGAGGCGGCAAGCGCCCGCTCCTGCCCAATCCCCTGTTCCAACAACGCAGCGGCAACAGCAACCACAGCGGCGGCAGCAACGCAGCAAAGCGGGGCGGCAGCAGCGCAGTAAAGCGAGGAAGATGTCACCTGCCCAAATAGCATACTTCAACGCCTCCGTCGCGAGAATGCGCAACAGCGTCGCACAGACCATGGAGCGCAGTAAAAACATTTCTGCCTACGTCAAGCAGCGCATGTTTGGTGGAGGTGTGCCCGCATTCGGGCTTGGTGTTGGCAAGAAGGACAGGCCCACGGTATTCAGCAGCAATAATGTTGTCGCCGGTGACATCGAGTACAATCCTAAGACCGGCAAGATAGAGCAAACCTACCTTACACAGGCAGGCAACAAACACACCAGCAGGTTTTCCGCCGATATGGAGCAGCGCCGCATTGACGAGGAAAAGGAACGGCGGCTGCATCCTGTGGAGAGCCAGTTGAAAGCGGCGGAGGCGGAAAAGGAGCGTCTTGCCGGCCTCATGCGTAAGCGCATGGAGGAAATCGACGCCAGAAAGACGGGGCATCCCGTTGCCGGGCTCATCAGGGACCTTGCCGATGAAAGCCATGGGATGCCCGGTGGTCTTGTCAGCGACAACGGCATGCGTGACTACCGCCTGGACCCCCGCTACCGTCAGCTGGAAGCCGCGGCGCGCAAGAACCATCAGACGATAAGGACGCTGAGAGACAAGAGGGATGGGCTGATGAACGATTTCTGGCACACTCTCGGCGATACCCTCACCAATGGTTATACTTTCAGCGACGGGCAGAGCGATGCCAATGATGCGCTAAGCGTCATGGAAGCGCAGCGTCATGTGGATGCCATCAACAGGAAACGTCAGACAGGCGAACAACTTACCAAAGATGAAGAGTCGGCAGAGGCTGTGCTTAGCAACTTCGCCACTGACGAAATGGTGCAGGGCATGTACGGCAATGACTACGGTGCATGGGCGCGTGCGGCAACCACGACAGGAACCTCGCTTGACTTCATGAAAGATATTCTGCTGACGGGCGGAGGCGCTGGCGCCTTGACGAAAGGCATCTACAAAGGTGTTGTGAAAGGCGGTATGAAATTGCTTGCCAGGAAAGGTGTCGAGACAGGCCTGAAAGCCGCTATTGGGAAAGGGCTGCTCAAGGCTACCGGTGTCGCACTGGGTACGACGGCCGCAGGTGCGATGATTACCAACACCACAGGTATCAACCGCACGGCCGGCGAGGCGGGCAGGCTCATGGCCGGACATGTTGGTGTGAATGAGAACGGCGGCTATAACATTGAGGGACAGAAAGGAATGCTGGAAGCCATCGCCGAGGCCGAGCGGGACATGATTGGTGAGAACCAGAGTGAGATGTTCGGTGAGTTCATCCCGGGTGTTGGCAAGTATGTCAGGAAAGGGCTGGAGAAGATAGGGCTAAGCCGTGTAAGCAACGCCCTGACGAGCATAGGGAACAAGGAATGGTACCGTCGTTACAGCAAATTGCTGAAGGCCGGCGGCTGGAATGGCCTTCCCGGTGAGGGTATCGAAGAATATGAAGGCCTCCTGTTTGATGCCCTTACGGGCCACGGCTCGGAAGCCCTGGAACAGGTGCAAGACCCCAGGACCCACATCGACATTTGGCTTGGCTGTGCCACCATGGGCGCACTTCTTGGCTCTGCCCCTGCCGTTGCGCAGGCTGGCTCAACCGCCCAGTACTACCGTTACAAGCACCAGGCAAACAAGAGTGGCGCATCCGCCGCATCTTTCATCGGAGACAGGTGGAACGAGATGCAAGAGCAGATTGACGGAACGCCCAACGGCGGAATGGCGGACGTTCTTACGCAGATGGTGCTCGACCCCAACCTTAACCATGAGCAGAAGAACGCCGTGCTTGACTATGCACGCAACCTTACCAAGATGCGTGGTTGCAATCTCGCTGCGGCAAACAATGCCGGGGAAGAAAAAGACCCTGATGCCGAAGCGGCAAACAATGCGTATGGTGAGGGCTACAACGCAACGGAAGACACTGACATGCAGGATGTGAAGAACCGCATGGAGGTTCTTTCGGAGAGCGTCGGAGAGTTCCTTGGCGAGGATGTGATGCGCGACTTGGAAGCCAGCCCTGTTGACACGCTCCGCACCATCCGCGGTTTTGCGAGCCTCAGCGACGGTCAGAAACAGATGGCCGTGGACTATGTGAACGCCAAGAGCGCCTACGACGGGCTGATACAGCGTGTGCGCGATGATATTGACAGTGAGATTGCACAAAGCGACGCGATGGTGGACAGCCGTGTGGCCAGGGAGGAACAAGGCGGTGACGGCATGATACACCCGGCGACGCTGAAAGAGCAGGATGCTGACGGGCACGACAAGCAGGTGTTTGTCGTCAGTGGTAATGTGCGGATGATGGACGACGGCAGCATGATTGACACCGGGAACAGCGACGAGACCATCATCGTTCGTGACGCGGAGACCGGCAAGCTTCAGTTCATGAGCCCGGGCGGCCTGCTTTCCCTTGGCGATGTGATTGATGCGGAGCAGCTCAAGGAAGAGACACGCCAGCAGATACGCGAGCGCAAGGCACGCGAGGCAGCCGACAAGACAGACGGCACACTTGCCTTTGCCATCGGTGACACCTATCAGTTCCCGGATGAGGCAGGCGGGCAGCATACATACGCCATCATGCAAGACCTTGGCGATGGCATGGTGGCCGTCGCGCTTGACGGAAACCAACAGATGCCAGTCAGCATGAGCAAGCAGGAGCTGCAAGCCATGGCAGACGCACGGAACCGCAGCCGTGTGACCAACCTCATTTCGCGGCAGGGACAGCAGACGCAGGCAGAGGTTCATAACTCCCGGCAACCACAATACAATCTCAATGAAGAAATCACATTGCAAGCAGGAAGCGAAGACGTGAGGGCCATTGTTACCAGCGAGGAAAACGAAGATGGCCTGATTGAAGTTGAGTCCGACCAGCCTATCAACGGAAGAAAAGTCAACATGTTCAGCCGTGAACAGCTTGACGGCATGTTGTCTGTACCTCAGATTGACGGAGAAAGGGCTGTCCTTGACGGTGTCAGCAATGTTGGTGATGGTTTGCGCGATGCAATGAGCGGGCAATCGGCAGCCGCAGATGAGCAAGCCGGTGCAGAACCCATGCCGATGATTGATGTAAAGGGCAGGATGAAGCCCGACTGGAGCAAGACGACACCCCAGAGGGCACACGCCTATCTGTACAATGAACGTGGACTGAGCCGTGAGAATGCCGATGCCTTTGTGGAGAACAACCGCAAGTCAGCAGAGAGCGAACTGGCGAAACTTCGCAAGAAGCGCCCCAAGATGGGTACTGACCTTGACGAGTTTGAGGAGAAGACCGCCGGCTGGCAGGGTAAGATGGACGATTTGCAGCGTCAGCATGACTACTGGAAAGCCGTGCAGCATGAGCAGTTCAAGACAGACAGCGCGGAACAGGCACGCATTTCAGAAAAGCATGCACGTCGTATGGAAGAAGCGAAGCGGCGCAGAGCCGAGGAAGAAAGACTGCGCGAGGAAGCAGAGCGCAAGGAGCGCGAAGCCATAAACGGTGTGCCCGACATGGTTGATGACACACCGCAGGACGCTCGCGCACGCGGCTACCGCCGCTTGAATGGCTATAAGGTTGACAGGCAAGAACCGTTACAGGCATTGCAGGGCAAGGCGGTCAGCGTGAAATTCAGTAACGATGTCATACCACAGGGCAATGTTGCGGTAATTGATGCCAGGCAGTTGCAGCCAAGCCATGCAGGCGGGCAGCGTAATCCACTCCACTTCATTGATGAGGCACAGCCCAAAGAGCGTATTGATGATGCAAGCAGGTATGCTTCAAGCAAGATTGCCGGCAACATACGCCCCGAGGAAATCACATCGTCTGTTACCGCATATACCGGCGCGCCGACCATAAATGCACGCGGAGAAGTAATACAGGGCAACAACCGCAGTGATGCTTTGCGCCAGATGTGGCAGAGTTATCCCGAAGAAGCCGCCAGGTACAAGCAGTATCTCATAGGACATGCAGCCGACTTCGGGCTACGGGCGGAAGACATTGAGGCTATGCAAAGCCCTGTACTGGTGAATATGCTCGACGTGGAGGATGCCGAAGCCATTACGCTTGGGCAATTCGTGGCACAAGATACCGAGAGTGGCGGCACAGAGCGCATCAAGGCGAAGAATGCCGTTCAGAAGATGGGTAACGACATGCGCACGTTTGCCAACCTCTTGCTGAAGTCGGCAGATGAAGAAGCGACATTTGCCCAGTTGCTGGACGACAATGGCACGGATGTGTTGAAGTGGATGAGCCAAAAAGGATATATCACCCCGACCCAATACAAGAGTGCCTTTGACGGCAGGGGCAACGTCAGCGGCGAAGCCAAGAACGATTTGCGCAGCATTATGTATCAGAGTGTCTTCAGGGACGGCGGCACCCGGCTTGAAGAAATGTTCAATGCCATGCCGGTTAAGGCCCAAAAGGCTATTCTGGCAACCGCATACCGCGACTATGACAGTCCGATTGCGGAGCGTATGGTTGTGGAGATACAGAACTCCATCCGTGCGTTTAATGCCATGTCGCAGGATGAGGCCTTTAAGAAAGCGACCAATTTCAAGGACGCGCGAGAGGCAGCAGAGATGTGGAAGCGTTCATATCAGTTTGATGATGCCACGGGCGAAAGTTACTTACCTTCAGAAAATTTCAGTAACTTTGCACTGTTGCTGGCAACCCTATACAAGGGTGCGAACCAAACGACCATACAGGGTACGTTCAACAAACTGTATGACCTTATTCAAGGAACACAGGAAGCAAGCCTGTTCGAACAGCCGGACAACACGCCACGCACGCTTGCGCAGGCAATCAGGGAAACATTAAACATAGAATACAATGGACAACGGAGAAGTAATGTTTTGGCTGGCGATAGTCCAGCAATCCAAGGAGGGCAGCAAGGAAGCAACGGAAATGCTGAGACAGGAGAACGAGCTGCGCCAGGAGAAGAACCTGCCGACGGTGGAGGAGGAACTGGCAGCAACAGCGAGGAAGTAAATACACCGCAGATTGCTCCATCCGGGCAATTGAAAACTGCCGGCCTGCGCGATGTCACCAATCCCGATAATGCCGGGATTGGGACAAATGCAGCCAAAACAAAGGCGCAAGACAAAGGAGGTGGCGTTGACCGCCAAGGCAATCCTCTCAACAGCGACGGAACGTTATATATTGAAGAAGTTGCATCTATTGACGATATTACAGATGCAGACTTTGAAGAACCTACACGGACAATAGCATTGCCTGACATTCCTAATAATGTCAGGGATGCCATCGGTGCAGGTGAGAAGCCTGTTATCATCAAGAAGAACATTTTTGAGAGGAATGGCATATCACATTCCGATTTAACTCCAGAGCAAAGCCGTGACATACTTCGTTCTGCACTCTATAACGCAGACTTGTACGGACAGAATCAAAAAAACACCAAACCATATAACTGGGTAGTCATTAATATTACAGATGAAGCAGGGAAAAACAAATTAGTCTTGCTGGAGGTTAATCAGAATAATAACAATGTGGAAATAGTGCATTGGCATTATCTTGATGCCCGTGGATTGGAAAAATTAAGAAGACAGGCCGACCGTGAGGACGGGCAACTCCTCATACTGCCTTCCATTAAGGAAGAGGTCGGTGCCCTTTCCGACCCTACGGACGAACTATCTTCTGCGGACAAAGGTAGTGAAATTTCTGCAACTGAACAAGAGAAAACGGAAGAAGTTGCTGAAAATGAGCCGACGGATGCGCGGAAAGCGGCAGTCGGCGGAGAGGGCGAGGCAGAACAGCGACTGGCCGACAGCGGAAGAGATGCTGACCAAGACAAAGGGTTGAGCGAAGATGAGGCAGATGACCTTATTTTGTTGTCAGCAGATCGTGCTATCCCCATACCCGAAATGGAGCTGACACATGAGAACTGGGTCAATGAGTTTGGGAATGGAGTGCTTATTACACCATTGGGAGAAATCAAACTTGGTGAAAACCAATTCTCCAAGATGATAGATAAAGGACGTGAGAAAGAAGCCGGAATGATAAAGCCGACATTAACCGACCCCGATTTTGTTATAGAGGAAGCCAGTATGGCAACCGAGGGAGAGACAGAGCGTCCTGCGTCTCACCTGTATGTAAAATCGTTCATAGGCATTGATGGACGAAAGCGTTATTTCTTCAAGTCGGTCACTGTCAAGAAAGACGGAATGGAAGTGAATGTAAGTAATCACTTCGATAGAGTTAAACGATTAAGGGAGGCATTAAAAGATGGGAAGTTGCTATACCGATTTGACGGTGGCGCACAGACCGAGCAATCCCCGGCGACTGCTTCTGTGACAACTTCCCGAGTTGAACCGGGAACTTCTGAGGGCAAAGTTAGTGAAAATTCTGCAACCGGGCAAGGAAAAGCAGGAAAAAGTGTTGAAAACAATGGAGTTGAGCCGTTTTCTTCGAAGATGGAATCCGCATCGGCAGATGTGAACACAAGCCCCACGGATGCGCAGAAGGAGGCCGGGAACTACAGGAAAGGGCATTTGAAGTTTGACGGTTACGACATCAGCATAGAGAACCCGAAAGGCAGTGTGCGTCGTGGTACTGATGCAGATGGCAACGAGTGGGAGCAGGAAATGCAGAACACCTATGGCTACATTCGCGGCACGGAGGGCGTGGACGGCGACCACATCGACGTGTTCCTGTCTGACGACCCGACGAGTGGTGATGTATTTGTCGTTGACCAAGTGAACAAGGACGGCAGCTTCGACGAACACAAGGTGATGTATGGCTTTCCCGACATCGAGAGCGCACGCAAAGCGTACCTTTCCAATTATGAAGAAGGTTGGCAGGGACTTGGTGCTATCACTCCTGTAAGCAAAGAGGAGTTCAAGAAGTGGATTGAGAGTTCACACCGCAAGACAAAGCCTTTTGCAGAGTACAGTGGCGTGAAGCCACTTGGCGACACACTGTTGGGGGAGAAAGTAGTCGCAGAGCCGCAGGAAAGCGCACAGGCTTACACCATTGAGCCGGCCGAATACACCAACAAGAAAGGCAAGACCACGCCGATGCACCTTGTGAGGTTCAGTGGGGAGTTAACCAAGGAGCAGGTCAGGGCCGGCAAGGAGTTGGTGAGAGAACCGTTGCCCGGCTCGCGCTCCAGCCGTGGCTGGTGGGACGCTAAGCGAGGTGGCTTCATGGTACGCAGCGAAGAGGCGGCGAGGGAACTGTCAGAGGCGTTGACCAACGATGAAGCCGTGCAGGACGCGCAGCCCATGTCGGTTGAAGACTTGTCAGCGGTGAACGACCATGCAGCCGTGCAGGACGCAGGCGAAGCCAGGTTGAGCGGCCATGCCGGGAAAGTAAAGGACGAGCCGCAAACAGAAGCAAACGAGACTGCAAACGAAGAACCCAAGCATGAGGAGAAGAAATCCGGGAGCAAGTGGGTTGACGATGCCGATGCAGAACGCTTTGAGGAACTGCGTAAGCGTCTTCACAAGAAGCTCAATGGGCAGCTCAACATGGGTATAGACCCCGAAGCCTTTGCCATCGGGGTAGAAATGAGTTACCTCATGCTGAAGCACGGCGCACGTAAGTTCGGAGAGTTTGCCCGTCAGATGATTGATGCGCTGGGTGAGGACGTGCGTCCTTACCTCAAGTCATTCTACAACGGAGCGCGCGACCTGCCCGAAATGGCAGACTACGAAAAAGACCTTACCCCATACGGGGAGGTACGCGCCTTTGACGTGATGAACTTTGACAAGGAGGGAGCGAAAGATATTATTGCCACTGCCGAACACATCACACGCGAGCAGGAGGCAGGGAAACAAGCGGAACAGGCAAGAGAACAACTAAAATCACAACGCAATGAGCAACGAAAAGAAGCAGAGCAAGAAGTCGCAGCAAATACAGCAACTATTAGAGACGAAGCAGAGGCTGTTGCAAGCGAAACAGAAAGTAAACTCGCGTCTGCAAGAAGTGAGCGGGAAGTAAATGACCTTGCAAAGGACATTGACGATGCCACAGATAAAGTTAACGACCAACTGGCCGTGCTTGGCCACCATGAGGCAGAAAATGAAGCCAAGACGAAAGAAAGTCAGCCGAAAGAGAAGAAATCAAGGAAAAAAGCCGTAACTTCGCAGGGGCAGACCATGGCTGACCTTTTCAGCGGTTTGCTCAGTGAAGATACAACAAGACCAACGAGTGATGAGCAAGAAGTACACTTACAACCTCGCCCCGGCACTTCCGAGCGAGAAGGAGGACACCAACGAGGACAGAATGAACCGTTGGGAGCGAGCCAACAACATGAAGATGAGCGAGCTGACGCAAGCCGAGTGGCTGGACGTAGTGGAGGCAATACTATGTCTGACACCGCAGGAAGCCCGCGAGTATCTGAACCATCTGATGGCAAGCAGCCTCTAAGACCTGCCAAGAAAGAGTTTGCTCCCATTAAAGAGAGCGAACGCCGGAACACCCATAACAACCATTCAGAGCGCGGGACAGACTACGCGCCCAAGAGTACCAGCGCACGTATCGAGGCCAATATCAAGGCCATCGAGACGATGCAGCGTCTTACCGAGAGTGGCCAGCCAGCCACTCCCGGAGATATGGCTGTTCTTCGCAAGTTCAGTGGCTGGGGAGGTCTTGGAGAGGCTTTCAGAGAAAAGGCAGGCAGAGGCGACAGAGACTATAACCCACGTCTTCGCGACGACTATCAGCCAGCGAACCCCATCAACGCACGTCTGCGCGGGTTGCTTTCCCCCGAAGCATACGAAGCAGCCAACATGAGCCGCAACAGTGCGTACTACACACCAGCACCAGTTATTGATGCGATGTGGGACGTGGCGCGTGCAATGGGCTTCCGTGGTGGCAGTGTGCTTGAGGGCAGTGCCGGTATCGGTAACATCATAGGTTTGATGCCTGCTGACATGAGTGAGCGCAGCAACATTCATGCCGTTGAGATAGACGAGACCACAGGCAACATACTCTCCCTGCTTTATCCCGATGCCAATGTAGAGGTGAAAGGCTTTGAGAAGACACATGTGCCTAACGGCAGCGTTGACTTGGCTATTACCAACGTGCCTTTCGTAACAGGTCTGCGCGTTCTGGACGAGACCGGCGACAAGGACTTGTCGCGCAAGTTCCACGACATTCACGACTTCTGTATTGCCAAGAACGTGCGCAAGTTGAAAGAGGGAGGTGTGGGCATCTTCATCACCAGCAGCGGCACACTCGACAGCCCGAACTCCGCCAAGTTGCGCACATGGTTGGTGAACGAGGGAGGCGCAGATGTTGTCGGTGCTTTCCGCATGCACAACCAAACATTCGGTGGCACGGGCGCAACCTCAGACATCATCGTCATCCGCAAGCGCGTGAACGGTCAGAAGAGTGCCAACGCCATTGACATTGGCGGCACACTGCCCATCCGCACAGTGAGGTACAACACCGGTGAGACGAAGCGCGGCAGCAGCGAGGTAATTATCAAAGACCTTGCGCTGGACGTTAACAAGCACTTTGTGGAACACCCCGAAGACATGGCAGGTGAGATGGCTTTCGCATTTGAGAAAGGCGACACCTACCGTGCCACCAGCAAGGCACTCTATCCAAGTCCGGGCATCAACCAAGAGCAGCGTCTGTCAGAGTGGGCGCGGCAGTTCAAGGATATGGACTGGGACAAAGCCGGGGAGCGCGAGACGCAGCAGGTAGTGTATGAAGACTTGGGCGAAGATGTGAAGGAGGGCAGCATGCTCCTTGACGGCGACGGCAATCTGTGTCTTGCACAGAGAGGAAAAGCCGTGCCTATCAACGTCAACGCCAACAAGGTCAAGGGACACACCAAGGCAGAGTGCTTCAACGCATACAAGGCTATCAAGGATGCCCTTGCCGACGTGCTGGAGTATCAGACTACCCACAGCGACGATAACGGCTTGCAACAGCGTCTTGCCAAGTTGAACAAGGCATACGACGCTTTTGTCAAGACCTACGGACATCTGAACAAGAACACTTCCATTTCTTTCCTGCGCAGCGATATGGACTACCCCAGCATTGCCGCGCTGGAGAGTGTGAGTGAGACAGGCGACAAGAGCGGTAAACGCATTGTAACCTACGGCAAGACAGACATCTTCAGCCGCCGTGTCGTGGAGACCGAGAGCGAGCCGAAGCCGGCAACCATCAAGGACGGTATCATTGCCAGCATCTATCTTAACGGCCGTGTAGACGTGCCATACATCGCAGGGCAGTTGGGCAAGAATGAGAGCGAAGTGCGAGAGCAGATTATCAAGAGCGGTATTGGCTTTGAGAATCCGACCACAACAGAAATGGAGGTATCTTATGAATATCTCAGCGGCAATGTGCGCGAGAAGCTCCGTCAAGCGCGGGAGAACAACACCGACGGACGCTATGACGCAAACATCAAAGCACTGGAGCGTGTCATCCCGATGAACATTCCAGCACACCTCATCGAGTTCACACTTGGCTCGTCATGGGTTGAGCCTAAACTGTATGAAGATTTCGTAAAGGAGCGCACAGGTCTTGACGTGAAGCTGACAAATGCAGGTGGCACATGGATAATGAACGAGCCTTGGTACACGGACACCGAGCAGAACAGGGCAATGGGTGTGTATAGCGAGAAGTGCGAGAAGCGCATCCTCGGCCATGAGCTCATCAAAGCCGCCATCACCTGCAAGAGCATCAGTGTTTCAAAGACTCAGACCGTTGGCTATGGCAGCAGCAAGACCACCGAGACCATTGTGGACAAAGAAGCAACGGTGGCATGTGCCAACAAGATTGACGAGATACGTCAGGACTTCAAGGACTGGGCGCGTGGTAAGATGCAGGGCGACCCCGAAATGTCGGAGCGCATGGAGCGCGTGTATAATGACCTGTTCAACAACAGCGTTCCGAAAGAGATACCCGACGAGTTCGTGCCGGAACATTTCGGAGGCGCCGCCACTGTCGTAAACGGCAATCCGTTCCAGTTGCGTCCACATCAGGCAAAAGCCGTTGTCCGTGCCACCACACAGCCATTGATGCTGGCTCACGAGGTTGGTACAGGCAAGACCTACACCCTCATCAGCACTGCAATGGAAATGCGCAGGCTTGGCACGGCACGCAAACCGATGATTGTCGTGCAGAACGCAACCGTCGGTCAGTTTGTTGCCAGTGCAAAGGCACTTTACCCAAATGCCAATATACTCACCCTTGAAGATGCAGACCGCAACGCAGATGGCAGACGTAACTTCTACGCCAAGATACGCTACAACGACTGGGACATGATAGTTGTGCCCCAGTCAGTGTTTGAGCGCATCCCCGACAGTGAGGAGCGCCAGATACGCTTCGTTGAGGACAAGGTGGAAGAGAAGATGACGGTACTGGAGAAAATGCGTGAAGCTGCCAGCGACGACCGCGACCCCGTAGTGCGTCAAGCCGAGCGCGAGTTGTCCAGGCTCGACGACGAGCTCAACGGCCTCAAACTGGCATTGCAGGAACGCAAGTCAGGTGGAAAGGCGGAAAAGGACGAGAAACGCGAAGCCAAGACACGGCAGAACGCGATGGTCAAGGCGCAGGAAATGCTCGACCGCGAGACCGATGATGTGGCCAACTTCGACGACATGGGCATTGATGCCCTGCTCATCGACGAGGCACACGAGTACAAGCACCTTGGTTTTGAGACTGTCATCAGGCGAGGTGTGAAAGGTGTTGACCCAAAGCCCAGCAAGAAGTCGCAAGGTGTTTATCTGAAGACGCAAGCCGTGTTGGAGAGCAAGAACGGCAAGAATGTGGTGTTTGCCACTGGCACGCCTATCAGCAACACCGCAGCCGAGATATGGACTTTCATGCGCTACCTGATGCCAGCCGACACCATGCGCGAGTACGGCATCTATTACTTTGATGACTTTGTGCGCAACTTCGGCAATATACAGCAGATGCTGGAGTTTTCCACCAACGGCAAGTATAAGGAGAACAACCGCTTCGCGGGTTATGTGAACCTCCCAGAGCTTGTGCGTATATGGGCAGGTGTCGCCGACACGGTGCTGACCCGTGAGGCTGGAGGCGTGAGCGACAAGATACCGGAGATGGAGGGCGGCAAGGCGCGGGACATCTACCTGCCGCAGACGAAAGCCCTGCGCGGTGTGATGAAGTTCGTGAAAGACCAGCTCGACGACTACGAGAGGATGAGCGGCAAGGAGAAGAAAGAGAACAGCCACATTCCTCTCGTCATGTATGGTATTGCCAAGGCAGCGGCCGTAGATGCACGCCTTGTACTGGAAGACGCAGCCGACGAGCCGAACAGCAAGACCAATGAAGCCGTGCGTCAGACCTTGCGCAGCCTTGAGGACAGCAAGGACTACAACGGCACCGTTGCCATCTTCGCCGACAACTATCAGAACAAATCAACAGGTTTCAATCTGTATGAGGACATAAGAAAGAAGCTCATTGATGCAGGTGTGCCCGAAGCACAGGTTGTTGTGATGAAGTCCGGCATGAGCATCAAGAAGAAGGTTGAAATCTTCGACAAGGTGAACCGTGGCGAGGTGCGCGTCATCATGGGCAGCACCTTTACACTGGGTACTGGTGTGAACATACAGGAGCGCCTGCACACCCTAATCCATGTGGATGCGCCTAACCGTCCCATGGACTACACGCAGCGCAACGGTCGCATATTGCGCCAAGGCAACCTGCACAACGAATGGGGAATACCTGTCCGTGTACTCCGTTTCGGCGTAGAAGACAGCCTCGACGTTACCGCCTACCAGCGTTTGAAGACCAAAGGAGCGATAGCCGACAGCATCATGGAGGGCAAGAAGATGATGAGCAACTCGATGGAGAACCGCGTGCTGGAGGAAGAACAGGATTTGTTCGGAGACATCACGGCGCAGTTGTCCGGTAGCCAGTATGCCCTGTTGAAGAACCAAGTGGAGAAAGAAGTGAGGAAGCTGGAGGCGCGCAGGAAGCAGTGGGAAGCCGACCAAACATACGTTCACAATCAGAAGCCACGTCTGAAAGCACTTATCAAAGGCAGCGAGGAACGCGCGGCGCGTAACAAGGAAGCGCTTGAGAAGGTGGAAGCCGCCAAGATGGACGGTATCACCGTAGGCAAAGTGAAGTACCCCTCGCTCGACGCGATGGTTGACTATATCAAGGAGTATAACAGCAAGCAGCGCGAGCAGCAGGAGCAGGTACGCACCGCATCCGGTTACAAGGCGGAAGCCAAGAGCGACCTCACCGTCAATGTCGGTGGCTTTGACTTCCATGTGCACCGTGTCATTGCCAAAGAGCAGAAGCAGGAGAAAGGACAGCTCTCGCTGTCATTCTTCTCCAAGACACAAATGACATACTCATGTCCGGAACTCGGCATGGAAGACATACCAGTTGACGGCCAGCGTTTGAAGAACGCACTGGAAGACATCGTTAGCAACGTCATGACCGGCAAGGACTTCCGCGAAAAGGCAGAGTATGCCGAAAGAGCCGCAGAAAGATACAAAGGCGAGTTGCAGCAAGTGGAGGCACGCGACGGCAAGCCATTCGAGTATGCCGACGAGCTGAAGCAAGCCAAGGATAAACTTGCCGAGTATGAGGAACTGATGAAGGCGGAAATGGCGGAGAAAGAAGCCAAGTATGCAGAAATGGACGCATCCGTTGATGCCGCAAAAGGCGTGCAGCTTTCTGATGAGGACAGCGAGGAAGCAGACACCAGCTTGTATCGTGACGACGAGGACGATTTGGAGGATGGCGAACGGGAGGAAACTTACCGCGTCATGCAGGTTATTGACGGACAACCCTATCCGCCGATGGCAGCTGTGCGCGAGGGTTCTGAGAGTACGTCATCACGGCAGGCAGGCAACCCGGCCGATGTGCGCAGCCGTGCGGCGTTTGCCCGCCGTCAGTGGCGCAGGGCGCATGACTTGGCCAATGATTGGATTGAGAAACTTGGCATCGGTGAGATTACGAGTGTATATGAACGTATCGGGGACGTGCCGGGAAATGAGCGTTTCTCCAAACGCAGGCTTAGGAGCAAGGGCTGGTATGACCCAGAGACCGGCAGGATTGCCATTGTGATGAACAACCACCACTCGCCTCAAGACGTATTGCAGACCATCCTGCATGAGGCAGTTGCCCACTATGGTTTGAGAAAACTGTTTGGCAAGAACTTTGATAATTTCCTCGACAATGTGTATGATGGTGCAGACATCCTCATCAAGGAGCGCATTGCGGCCAAGCAAGCCGTGCTTGTGAGCAAGGGCAAGAATGCCAAGCGTACGGCAGCGGAGTGGCGCAGGGTCGCCACCGAGGAATACCTTGCGGAACTTGCTGAAAGCACCGACTTTGAGAATGCCGGGCGTCAGCCGTGGGCAATGCACTGGTTCAACAGGATTAAGTCTTGGTTCTTGGATATGCTGCACAGCATTGGCCTAAAGAACTTCGGCGGACAGAGTTTGTCTGATACTATCAGTGATAATGAGCTCCGTTACATTCTATGGCGCAGTTACAAGAACCTAACTGCCCCGGGAGCATACCGGAACTACTTTAATGTTGCGGAAGATATTGCCATGCAAGACAATCTCGGTGTTGGAAATTACAGCAACAGCGAGGTGCAGGGTGATATGGCCGCAGAAAAAGAGTTGTTCCGTGACGATGATTTCTCCGTGCGGGACAAGGCAATAGTACGCGACGCATACGAGCGCATGGTTACAACTGGTGGTTACCAATTCCAGGAAGCCGTGCAGGACAGTATGCTTGGCCTGAAACGTCTGTATCAGGCCGTGCTTGGGAAATCCACCCGTATAGAAGACGTGTCGGGAAATGAAAATGCCTATCTTGCCGAAAACCGAATGAGCAGCGTCAATGCGGCAGAGCAGCACGAGTACTATGTTCGCTACATGAGACCTCTGCTTGATGTAATAGGCGACATGGTTGGCAGCAACAAGTATGCACGGAATGTCCTCACAGACTACATGATGGCGAAGCACGGGCTGGAGCGTAATGAGGTGATGGCACAACGCGATTTCGATACCTACCATCAACAGCACCCCAGCGGAGCAAAGACCCTTGCTGATTTCCGTGAACGTGACTATGCCGGACTGACCGCCTTAACAGGTGAGGGCGATGTGGCTATGGCTGAACAGATGGCGCAGCAGATGGTAGATGATTACGAGCAAGATAACGATACTGATGCCTTGTGGGACGCTGTGCGTAATGCGACAGGAGCAACGCTTGAGAAGATTTACAGCAGTGGCTTGTTAAGCAAGGAGCGTTACGAGCAGATACAGCAGATGTTTGAGAACTACATACCTTTGCAGGGATGGGATGAAACCACATCAGACGAAGTGTATGGTTACTTGACGAGCAAGAATGGTCCTCTGACAGGTAGCCCTATCAAACACGCGGCAGGCAGAAGCAGCAAGGCCGACGACCCTATAGCAACGATTGCACTGATGGCAGACACAGCGATAAGGCAAGGCAACCGGAACAAGATGAAGCAAACTTTCCTGAATTTTGCCTTGAACCATCCGAGCGACCTTGTCAGCGTGAATGACCTTTGGGTGCATTACAATGCTGTAATGGACGAGTGGGAGCCAGTCTTCGCAGACATAGAGCCGGCCGACACGGCAGAAGACGTTGAAAGAAAAGTTGCTGCTTTTGAGGAGAGAATGAAGCAGCTTGCAGAAAGCGACCCCGGTAATTACAAGCGTGGACGCGATACGCAGGATGTGCCATACAAAGTTGTACGCGGAAATATGCGCGAGCATCAAATACTGGTAAGGCGCAACGGCAGGACATACGTCCTGACCATCAACGGCAACCCGAGAGCCGCACAGGCTTTGAATGGCCTTACCAATCCCGATGTTGAACTAAACGGCATTGCCGGCAACATACTGCGTGGCGCAGAATGGCTGAACAGAAACCTCAGTGCTTTCTACACCACACGCAATCCCGATTTCGTGGCAAGAAACTTCTTCCGTGATATGCTCTATTCAAACTGCATGACATGGGTTAAGGAAAGTCCGAGGTACGCATTGCGTTTCCATTGGAACTTCGGCCGTGTAAATCCGGCCCGCCTACGCATGTTGCTCTCCAAGTGGGAACGTGGGACGCTCGATGATGGCGACTATATCGAACGTCTGTTTAAGCAGTTCATGCTGAATGGCGGTGAGACGGGCTACACCAATGTTAAAGACATCGAGGGCAAGAAACGCGATATTGCAGCAGAGTTGAAACGTCAGGCAAGCAAAGGCCGCCTGGCATGGCACGCGGTAAACATGCAACTCGACCTGCTGAACCGCAGCGCGGAGAACTGTGCGAGGTTTGCCGCTTTCATTACATCAAGAGAAATGGGGCGTTCCATGGAACGCAGCATCCATGATGCAAAAGAAGTGAGCGTGAACTTCAACAAGAAAGGCAGCGGCGGCAAGATGGTCAACGCCACCGGTCAAACGGCACTTGGCAAAATGGGAGCATATATCGGTGGCGGTGGCCGTTTACTTTATGTATTCTGGAATGCCGGTGTGCAGGGAACGACAAACTTTGCAAGAGCAGCAAAGCGACATCCTGTCAAGTTCACAGCAGGAGCAGCAAGCATGTTCTTGCTTGGCGCAATCGTCCCCATGCTTGCGCAGGCTATGGGAGGTGGTGACGACGATGACAAGGACGCTTACTACAATCTTCCCGAGTATGTCCGCAGGAGTAACATCTTGCTCAATGCCGGCGACCAATGGATTTCCATACCATTGCCAATAGAGTTCCGCGCTTTGTATGGTCTTGGTGAACTTGCGACAGGTGTTATCACCGGCAATGAAAGGTATAGCGACGGAGAACTGGCTTTCCATTTGGTTAGCCAGGTAAGCCAGATGCTCCCTCTCGACGTACTTGAAGGAGGCGGTGGTGTCAATCCGTTTATACCAAGCGCGGTAAAACCACTCGTTGAGGCCTACTTCATAAATAAATCATGGTCTGGTATGCCAATATATAAAGATACTCCTTGGAACAAGGACGCCCCCGAATGGCAGAAAGCATACAAGAACGCGAACACCTATCTTGTCAGCGGCGCAAAGTGGCTCAACGAGATAAGCGGAGGCGACGACTACAAGAAAGGCTTTCTTGACATCAACCCAGCAAAGTTGGAATACCTGTTGGGCGGAATGTTTGGCGGAGCTTTCACTACGGCAGACAAGTTGGTCAAGATGGGTGAGACCGTTATCGGTTCCCGTGAGTTCGACTGGCGCAATATGCTCATAGCAAACGGGCTCATCAAAACAGGAGACGAGCGCACGGCAAACAGGAAACTTATTAACGAGTACTTCAAATATAAAGATGGCTACGATGAAACCAAGCGTCTCTTGAAGAATTATTCCGATGCCGCGTCTGCAGGTGATGAACGTTACCAGCGAAGATTAGAGCGGCTGCAAGCGAGCGAGGACTATCTGTTGTATGATGTGTTTGATAATTATCAGCCTATTTTGAAAGCCCTGCATGAGGCAAAGGATGGTGCAAGCGAAACCATGCTGAGTGATATAGATGGCGAGGAAAATGCCTTGCGCAGAGAAATGGTAGATTTGATGCACGCCGTTGAAGACGACAAGCATCCCGACATTGACAGAAACATTGATGCCATGCTTGAACGCGAGTTCAATGCAGGAGGACGGACGCAGAAGTCAGCCGGCTCCCGCATTGCAAGGCGTTTAGGTGGCACTGATGGCTACGGAAGCCCGGGTGACGCATACGGTGAAGTTTATCTTCAGATGCGCAGTTATGTTGACTTGGCTGAAGATGTCTTGCTTCAAGTAGAACTTAAAAAGTCAAAAGAGGCTGGAGACATCGAGCGTTCCAAGTCAATAGACCGTGCAAGACGAGAGATTACCGAAGTTAAGAAAGACTTGACGGAAGCAGATACTGACGAAGACCGTAATAGCATTATGGAGGAACTTCGTGCTTTGCGCAGGGAAAAGATGGAGGAACTTGGAATAAGCATGCGCCCCAATAGATAAAAGTGAAAAGGTGCCGGTTGTGAGTAACTTTGCCACCGACACCAATAAAAGATACCACAATGGAGATAGTACTACATAGATTGAGCAAGGTGCTTGTTCCTAACGAGAACGATGAGGCCGACAGCGTGAAGCGCAGCCGTCTGATGTGTCATGGCGACCGTGCGAGGGCGCAGGCCATCCTCATGGAGGCACAGAACTATTACAACGCCATGTACCGCTTCCGCAAGGACAGGGAGCGGAACAAGCGTTACAACTACGGCGACCAGTGGGGTGACGTGGTATGTGTGGGCGGCAGGAAGATGACCGAGGAGCAATACATCATGTCGCAGGGCAACATACCCTTGAAGACGAACCTCATCCGCAGGCTCGTGCGTAACGTGATAGGTGTGTACCGCAGCCAGTCCACCGAGCCGACATGTGTCGCCCGCGACCGCGACGAGCAGCAGCAGGCCGAGACGATGAGTACGGTGTTGCAGTACAACATGCAGTTGAACCGCATGACGGAGCTCTATGCGCGCACGATGGAGGAATACCTTATCAGCGGCATGGTTGTACACCGCAAGTGGTACGGCTGGCGCAATGACAAGATGGAGTGCTGGACGGACTATGTCCAGCCCAACAATTTCTTCATCGATAACAACATGCGTGACTTGCGCATGTGGGACTGCTCTTTTGTCGGTGAGATACACGACATCAGCTTTGATCAGCTTTGCGAGCAGTTTGCCAAGTCGCCCGAGGATTATGCCAGTCTTGCGGAGATATACCGTCAGGCGCGCGACAAGGGGGCAAGCACTCACGCATGGGAGGAGTTCGGCTACGCGCGCGACTGTATAAACACCGACTTCCTCACTCCGCGGGACGAGAGCCGTTGCCGTGTCATCGAGGTGTGGCGCAAGGAAAGCAAGCCTCGCTACCGCTGCCACGACTACAACAGCGGTGAAATCTTCAAGATTGACGTTGAGGACTACGGTACGATGGTGGAAGCCGAGAACATGAGGCGACTGGCACAGGCGGAGAGTGCCGGCATCCCATACGAGGAAATTCCGTTCATCAAGGCAGAGTGGTTCATGGACAGTTACTGGTACTTCTATTATCTTTCTCCACTGGGCGACATCCTGGCAGAAGGAGAGACCCCTTACGAGCATAAGGGACACCCATATGTTTTCAAGGCGTACCCATTCATCGACGGAGAGATACACAGTTTCGTTGCCGACGTGATAGACCAGCAGCGATACACCAACCGCCTTATAACGCTTAACGACTGGGTTATCAGAGCCAGTGCGAAAGGTGTGCTGCTCATTCCCGACGAGTGCATCCCGAAAGGTGTCACCCCCGAGGAATTTGCCGACACGTGGGCGAAGTTCAACGGTGTTGTGGTATATACTCCCGGCAAGACCGGCGCAGTGCCTCAGCAGGTTGCCAACAACTCCACGAACATCGGTGTGCATGAGATGCTGAACCTGATGCTGAAGTTCTTTGAGGACATCAGCGGTGTTAACGGCGCGCTTCAGGGCAAGCCCGGCTATGCCGGTATGAGTGCGGCTCTCTACAACCAGCAGACTCAGAACGCCACGACATCGTTGCTCGACTTGCTCGACAGTTTCCAAGAGTTTGTGCGTGACGCGGCCTACAAGGACGTTAAGAACATTCAGCAGTTCTATGACCAGAAGCGCACGGTGAACATTGCCGGCCGTGCTGGTGTGCATGTTGTCTATGACCCTATGAAGCTTCGTGATGTTGAAATGGACATCAGCGTCGTGCCGAGCCAGGCAACGCCGGCATACCGCGCGATGGCCAACGACTTCCTCATGCAGTTGTTTGAGAAGCAAGCCATCAGCCTTGAACAGATGCTGCAGTCTGGGAACTTCCCGTTTGCGGACGCGCTACTGCAAAGCATACGCAGTCAGAGGGAGCAGATGGAACAAGGTCAGATGCCGGATGAGATTTCCCCCGAGCTCATGCAGCAGGCACAGCAGGATGTGAACCCGGAGACAATGAAGCTATTACAAAGAACTATGGGTATGTCATCATAGCAATTTTGTTCTGTGAAAGAAACTATCGACATTACTATCAGTAAGATACTACAGGAGAACGAGCGCAGACGCGCAATAGTATTTGCGCCGTTCAATCCTATAACTGGTGAGGGCAGCATCGGACAGCGTGTTGCCTTTACTGTTTCTGATTATCCTATCCCCACGCAGTACCTGCCAGTGGAAATGATGGATGAGCCATTTGTCAAGTCCTTGTCAAAGGCGGGCAGTGTCGATGCTTTTATCAGCAATGATTTGCAGTTGCCTGTTACGGAAGGGGCCCGTGATAAAGTTGCGGAGCAGTTCATAAGGATTAGGGAGAAATATGACTATCCCTTTTGGGCAGCGATGTTTGCCTACATCAAGCGCAAGGGTGGTGGAACAGACGTTCTTTTCAGACTGAACAGGCCCCAGCGCAGGTTAATCAACCGGTTGGAGAAAATGCGTAAGGCGGGAAAGCCCATCCGCCTGATACTTCTTAAAGCACGTCAGTGGGGAGGTTCAACCGCCATTCAGATATACATGGCATGGCTCCAACTTGTTCACGAGGTAGGTCTGAACTCTCTCATTATTGCCCATCAAGGTACTGGTTCCGATGAAATCAAGGACATGTTCGACCGTATGATTAAGTCGTACCCAGTTGAAATGCTACATGAACTTGGTGATGCTTATGCGCCAAACGAGCCAAAGATGGTTGGTGTCGGCAAGTCGGGCAACATATTCAGAGTACCACAACGAAACTGCAAAATCAAAATTGGTACTGCCGAACGCCCGAACTCCTGCCGTGGTGGTGACTATAACCTTGTTCACCTTTCGGAGGTTGCTTTGTGGAAAGAGACAGACGGCAAGAAGCCAGAGGACATTGTGCGAAGTGCTTGTTCGGGTATTCTGCTACGTCCATACACTATGATTGTGTATGAGTCAACACCAAACGGCGTTGGCAACTTCTTCCACAAAGAATACTTGGCAGCGAAGAAAGGACTATCGCAATTTGAGGCGATGTTTGTTGCATGGTTTGAGATTGAACAGTATGAACTGCCATTTGAGAATGAAGCAGAAAAGTACGAGTTTGCCAAGAAACTGTTTGCCAACAGACGGAATGAAGAAATCAAGTCAGACCGTGAAGAACCAGGTACATACCTTTGGCGGTTGTGGGAGAAAGGTGCAACGCTTGAAGCCATCCACTGGTATGTGTCCGAGCGTAGCAAGTACACCAATCATGGCGACATGGCATCGGAGTACCCATCTGACGACATTGAGGCATTTACCTATTCGGGACGCAAGGTATTCAGCAGTGAGGACGTGGAGCAGTTCAGAGGTGCTTGCCGCGCCCCTCGCTGGATTGGCGAGATATACGGAAGTGCTGACGAGGGCGAGAAAGCGATTGAGTGCTTGCGTTTCAGGAAAGAGGCAGACGGCAGGCTGTTTATGTGGCATGATGTTGAGAGAAGCGACATCGAAGAAGTAACAGACAGATATTTAGTAGTAGTTGATGTATGCAAGGGACACACCAAGAATGCCGACTTTGCGGACATACTCGTTATAGACCGCCTGTTCATGATTGACGGCGAGCCTCCTGTTGTCGCAGCAGAATGGCACGGCCACATCGACATGGACAAATTAGCATGGAAAGCCACGCAGGTAGCCGCCTATTACAACAATGCGCTGTTGGTGATTGAGAGCAACACTCTTGAAACCAACAACACCAAAGGCGAGGCAGAGTACATCTTAACACTCATCCATGAGGTTTACGGCAGACAACTGTATGCCCGGAAGCAGAGTGCGGAAGACATAAGGCAGGGACTGCCCAGGAAGTACGGCTACCATACCAACCCATTGACGAAGAAAGTTGTTATCTATAACCTCAAAGTGGTTATAAGGGAACGTCTGTATATCGAGAGGGAGGCAGCCTGTCTTGATGAATACCTCACCTACGTTGAGACAGAGAACAATGTGTTTGAGGCTATGGAGGGTTATCACGACGACCGCCTAATGACACGCGCCATTGGCATGCAGGTTTGCTATCATGAAATGGAGCTTCCCCGTATAGTGAAGCGTGTGAACAATATCAACGCCAGTCTTGTGCACAGGCCCGTATCTGCTGCGACCATCGGCTAATATCGTCTGTAGCGTTTCTCGTAGAAGCCTTTCTTGATCTTGTATATAATTTCCATTGCACAGCGAGGTCGCATGTAGAACTTTGGTGCGGGAGAATTGACCACTTTCATTACCAGTTCAAATACAGTTGCATCAGGACACTGTTTCTGCAAAGCAACCACGCGTTTGTATATCTCCGTAAACATTTCCCGCTTGGTTGGTCTCATGGTTTTAAGTACCGGCTTCCCTTTTATGAGTGCGGCGACAACAACCATTGCCCTCTCCTCTGAAATCCAGAAGCGCGAGCATGGCATATTCACCATGGCTTCGGAAATTTTTGCGATGTCGATGAAATCGCTTTTAGAAATTGCCTCACGGAACGCCCTCATCAATTCTTTGTTCCTTTCATCAGTGAACTCAAGGATACATCCACGGTACTTCATAACATATTATGCAATATCGTACTACGCCTCAGCATAGTCCAATCGAGTTTTGTTTTGTATCCGGCCGGCCTGCGCGGCATTTCACTTGCCATCCGCCTACAGGATAAGTTAAACCAATACACCCTATTGTTGCAAAGGTAAGTATTTTTTTCGAGTTATAACACAAAAGATAACAATTAAGACACATTATTGATGTGTAATTTTGCCTCAGAATAATCGAGAAATCTCATAAATATAACGACTATGGCTGAAAATCAGACCCCAACGCCGCCGAAGAGCAGACGTGAGCAGTTCGGCGAGCGCTTGAAAAAGAAATATCCCGACCGTGAATTTGCGGACGATGAGGCATTGTTTGGCCAGATTGACGATGACTATGCGGACTACGACAACCAACTGGAGCAGTACAAAGGCCGTGAAAAAGAAATAAGCGACATGTTTGCTGCTGACCCACGCAGTGCTCACTTCCTTACGAGCTGGCGAAAGGGTGAGCACCCAATGACAGCTTTCATCCGTCAGTTTGGCAAGGACGGTCTGGAAGAACTCGTGAACAACGAAGAGAAGATGGACGAGTTTGCCAAAGCCAACGAAGCCTACCTCGCGCGTGTAGCCAAGGAAAAAGAACTTGAAGATGAGTATCAGAAGAACCTCGCAGAGAGTTTGAATACATTGGAAAAGTTCCAGCAGGAGCGTCATCTTGGCGACGATACGATCGACGCGGCAATGGACTTGGTGATGAAGATTGCCAACGAAGCCATTGTAGGTAAGTTCACCGCCGAGACCATCGACATGGCACTGAATGCCGTGAACCACGATGCGGATGTGCGTAACGCACGTTCGGAGGGAACGGTTGCGGGACGCAACTCTAAGATAGAAGAGCAGCTGCGCAAGCCTGCCAAAGGCGACGGTCAGCCCAACCTTTCAGGAAGCAACAACGCTCCAACTCGACAAGGCAAAAAAGCACTGAATATTTTTGACTATGCAGATGCAGCAAAATAGTGTAGCATGAGTATTAGTGTAGAATTTCCTCAGCCAAAAGAGGTTGTCCCATCCAAAGGGACTGCAGGATTAAGAACGCATCTTGGCGGCTGTTGTACTACAGTCAGCATTATTAAAGAAGCAGGAAAGTCAACAGGAAATAAGAGCCTTGTCAAAAAAGATATTGGTTGAAAGAATTTATTATTAACAACTTAAAAATTTGAAGAAATGGAAGAGGTAACGACCACTCAGACACAGAATACTGGCAGTGCAAACACTCCAGAGACTGTGAACCCAACGATGGGTGCAGGTTCCGCAGGTCTTCAGACCCAATTAGGCGGCGCACCTACTACCGTGTCCGGCGTTCAGAACGCATCGGGAGGCATGGGCGAACTTGTCTTGCCCGAAGTTGACAAGCGAATATTCTTGTTTGAACGCGATAAGAACGCGCTGATGCAGTTAATGCTGATGGCTAAACGCGTTAATGTGAATAGCATGGAGGTTAAGCACTATGCTATTGACCAAGGTACACCGATTGTCACAGTGGCAGGTGTCAATGGAAACATTATCACGCTGGTCAATGCTGATAAAGGTAAGGTTCGCGCGTATGACACTCTTATGGTAAAGGGTGTAAAGGGCTACGATTATGTCGTTGGTACTGGAAACGTGAAAACACGCCGCCCTCTCCAACTTTTTGTTAAGAGCGTCAACAACGACGACACCATCACCTGTGTAGCCACTAACGGTGTGAAGCAAGCTGTTACAGACCAGTACGGAAGTCTCCCCACCAGTTCAAGCCCTGCTTCGAACAACACCAATGTAATTGTAGCAGGAACGAAGTTGGTGCGCATGGCCAATGCGCTTTATGAGACACAGAAATGGGTTGACCCCAACACAATCATCCCTGTTCCCGACGACCTTTACCTGCAGAAGCGTGGTATGACCAATATCGTTTCCAAGTATCTTGCCACCCAAAACATGGAGATACCCTACGATGAGGCTATCAAGGCTGAGGCTCAACTGCGCGAGTTCAAGTCTGCAGGTAACCGCACCCTGCTTATCTCCCAGCAGAATAAGATGCTTGTTCGTTCGAGCATGGGCGACGACCAGTGGGACTACACCACCAATGGTGTTCGTTGGCAGGTGAAGCGTGAGCTCAAGCATCGTGGCAAGTGGACTGCCGAAGACATCTTTGCACTGGTTAAGATGTATTATGGTGGAGCCGACAAGCCTAAGAGTGGTCTGTGGCTCGTTGGCGAGAACCTTGGTTTATCCTTACAGTTGACTGACTGGAGCGGTCACCCCGAGGTTACCATGGAGCCTTACAAGAATGAAACACTTGGTTGGGTTGTAACTCGTTTGCACACGCTGTTTGGCGACCTACAGATTAAGATTGAGGAAACGCTGAACGATTGTGGTTATCAGAACAGTGGCATCATCATTGGAGAAGACCGTCTCGTGCATTATGTCCGTAGTGGTGAGTCCAATTACACAGAGGAAGTGCTTGGTGAGGAGGCTACACGTAATGGCGTTCTTGTGAGCGATGCTCTCGGCTTGAAGGGTAACTGCCACGTATGGGTGGATGGTGACGACGACGATGACGACACCGCTCCAAACGCTGACGAGTTCCGTCTTTGGGGTAGTGAAACCGCTCCAACCAGCGCAGACCTCGTTGACGGCATTATCTACGTCTTTGCTAACGCTTTGACGCTGGAAGTGAAAGACGGTAACACTGTTGTACAGACTGTAACCGTTGATGCAGGTGAAGCCTACAAGTATTCAGCCACCGACAACAGCAACAAGGGAGGCTGGAAGAAGTTCTATGGTGCAATCTCCGCAGAGTAAAACCATCGGATAAAGACGTTAACCGTAGGGACGGACGCGACATTATGCCGTCCGTCCCTTTTTTCTTTTCAAACAATTAAATAAAAATAATATGAAAGTAAAGACTTACGGAGTTCCCGGTCTGACAGAATGGCACGGGAAATTAAAAGCAGGGAGCATAGAAGTTTCTGCGTCGTTTGTTGGCGGTACAGCCTCTCCCAGCGGAGCACAACCTGCTTACTTTATGACAAAAGACCCTATCGTCCAGTTCGTCATTGAGCACTCAAAGGAATACAAGAGTGGTTTCATTATTTTGGTTATGTCACAAGATGTAGCCGGTGAACATCCACGAATGGCAGTTCCAAAGCCAGCACCAGTTCCAAAGCCAGCACCAGTTCCCGAAACTCCTGCCCCTGTTGTGAAAGAACCTGTAACACCCACTACACCAGCAGAGGAAACCCCTGCCGAGGAAGTGCAGCCAACTGACGAGACACAGGACGAGACGTTGCAGGGTGATGGTGAGGATGCAGACGGAGGCAAGATTAAGGTAGCCGACAAGAATGAGGCTATTGAATACCTCAAAGAACATTTCTCCGAAAAGGGTTACACCGCAACCAGCCTCCGCACCAAGACCGCTTTTGAAGCTGCTTGCAAGGAGTGCGGAGTAGAATTTGTGTTCGCTTAACAGCGCAATGTCGGCTGCGCTCGGCATAACTGGAACAAGTTCCGTTCTGCTCTCGCTTGCACGACATTTCACCGCCAAAAGTTATTATTATGATATACCAACTTGACAAGATAATGCAGGACGTCCGCATCTGTATAGACCAGAACATGATGAGCGACGCGCTTTTGGAGAGTGGTGACATTGACACCCTTTCGCTCGACGAGATTATCAAGAGCAAGATACTTGAAGCCGTTCGGCGTGTCCACATGTCTGCTCCCAACTATCTGTTGGAGGTAGGGCACAACTTCGGTGATGCTGTCTATTGGCGCGAGTTGGAAAGCGGCTGGGTGTTGCTTCCCCCTGACTTCATGCGCCTTGTCGTTTTTGAGATGGACGACTGGGAGCAGGCCGTGTATCAAGCCATCAGCACCGACGATGAGGAGTATGAGAAGCAGCGCAGCCGCTTCAAGGGCATACGCGGCACGTCTCAGCGTCCGGTGTGCGCCATTGCCATCCGTCCCGAGGGCAGGGTGCTGGAGTTCTACTCCTGCAAGAGCACAGACGCGAAGGTAAGCCGTGCGATATACATACCCTATCCGAAGGTGGATGAAGACGGCGGTGTAGATATAAGCGAGCGATGCTACGACGCCGTGGTTTATACTGCGGCCGGTTTAACACTTGTAACGTGCGGGGAGGTTGACAAAGGTAATAACCTTTCCGAAATGGCACAAACATTTTTAAAGTAAAAAGATATGAGTTCAATCAAGACAACACATATAGACGGTGACGTTTCGGTAGGCCGCAATGTCGCGATGGGCGGCAAGTTGGATGTATCCGGAAGTGCCACCATAGGTCACAATCTGAAAGTAGACGGATGGCTTGAGGCGGCCAACATAAAGGGTGTCAACAAGGGTGTTTTCCTCACTGTCCGTGAATTGCGCGAGGCATACCCCAATCCCCATGACGGCTGGATGGCCTGTGTTGGCTCATCGACGCCATTTGCCGCATATATTGGCAAGGGCGGTGACTGGGTAGCCACTGGCGGTACTGTCGATTTGACTGTTGACATGGGCACCTACACCGAGGCCGTCTCGCAGTTGCAGGATGACATCAACGCGGTGAAGGCCGCGGTCAGTGCCAACAGTGCCAACATCGAGAGCAACAAGGGCGGGATAAGCAAGAACGCGGACAACATCAGCAAGAATGCGGCTGGCATCAGCAAGAATGCGGCTGGCATCAGCAAGAATGCGGCTGGCATCAGCAAGAATGCGGCTGGCATCAGCAAGAATGCTGACAACATCAGCAAGAATGCTGACAACATCAGCAAGAACGCGGACAACATCGGCAAGAACGCGGACAACATCGGCAAGAACGCGGACAACATCAGCAAGAATGCGGCTGGCATCAGCAAGAACGCGTCTGGCATCGCCGGTCTTTCGGATGCCGTTTCCGGTCTTGGCTCACGCCTGTCGGATGCCGAGTCGGGTCTTGATGCCCTCGTGTCAGACAACAACTCGCACCATCCCGTTATGTTCGGCGGCTTCGTCCGTGGCGATGTAGCCATTGAGCCGCGAAGCCTGTATGGCGAGTTCCTCCCCACGGATGTCTTGTTCAGCGAGAGCCAACGCCGTTTCCTGTTGCGTCATGGCACGCGTTACTACAGTATGTGGAGTGGCTCTGGCAAGTACATGGACGGTGATGTCCCCCATCGTGAGAAGCTGTACATGCTGGGTGTTGACCTTTACATGTATGACGCCGTTTCCGGCACTCTTGAGCAGTTTGGCGGCTCGTCGGTGAGCAGCATCTTCAATGCCACCAACGAAGTACCCATCAGCGGTTACTATGTACTGTGCGACACCGAGAATACAGCCAAGAGCGCAGTTCATGCCGCCTGGAAGTCCAAGAAAGCCGTAACAGGTCTTATCATCAGTTTCGAGGTTGGTGCAGGAATTTGGAAGACCTACCAGTATATCGGCAAGTCTGTAACGGAAGTGAACTGGTACAACACTGACAACTGGAAAGACTTTGGCAGTCTCGCGGCAGGAAGTGAGCCATATATCATCATTGACGATTTGATAGGCGCGCCCGTAGCCGGAGAGTTCTACACGCTTGCCACAGCCGTCACCCGTTTGGTGGACTATCAGCGAGAGACGGGCGTGACCTACGCGAAGAAAGGACTTATCATCAGTTACCGCACTGCCGAGAACGAGATGGAGACCAAGCAGTTCCAAGGCGATGTCAGCGGTTTCAGCGAGATTGGGCTGTGGAAAGACTTTGGCGGCGGCTCAAAGGTGGAGACCAGCGACGAACCGAAGAAGGACGGCAAGGACGCGCTTTCCACCGGTGGCGCATACACCCATGTGCCGGCAGGAATGGTTGCGGACACCGAAACCGATGGCGTAGTGAAGCTGAAGCTTGTCAATGCGGATGGCGACGACGTGGGCGACGAGGTTCAGTTCAATGTAGGCACTGGCAGCGGTGGCTCCGTCACCGGCACCACCATAGCCGCAGCGTTCAGGGACAACCCTTTCTACGGCAAGGCAGGTGGTGAGTTCATCGTGAAAGCAGCCATCATGTCAGTTACCAAAGCAGGTAGCCAGGAGAGTGCGAACAGCATCATGAGTGTGAACTTCGTGAACCGCACGACAAAGAACACCGTTGCTTTCTTCAGCCCGAGAAAGGCATCGAGCGCCACGCTGCAAGACTACTCCTTTGAGTTTGACTTGAGCGGCTTGTGTCAGTCTGCGGGTGAATTGCCATTGCAGGCCGTGATTACCGATGACGGTGGCAACACGGCGACGAAGAACATCAGCATAATCGCCGTTGACGTGACGTGCGAGAGCGTTCAGACGCTGAACTACACGAGGGAGACATCGTTGCAGGTTGGCGGCCGTAAGACCAGCATCCCGATGTACCGTTTCCCGAACAACGCTTCCGCGCTTGGTATCAATACAAAGGTTGAGATGTACAAGGACGGTCGCTGGGAAGTGATACAGGAGAGCGTGATACGCGACACCTACCCCCACAACGTGAGCATCGACCCGACAGGCCTGGGACACGGCGCGTACCCCATCCGCATACAAGGCACTGACGTGGCCAGCGGTACGAAAGGCAATGTGCTGCACACCGCAGTGATGGTGATTGAGCAGCGTGAGAGCGTTGCCGATTACGACAAGCCCATTGTCGTGGCACGCTGGAGCGATGATACCAGTGGCGGCGTGAAACTCTTTGAGGCCTTGAAGATAGACCTTGCCTGTTATCAGCGCAGCACGCAAACCCCCACCGTGCGAGTAACTGTTACCAACAAGACCACCAGCGCGAGCGAGACCCTCGCCGAGCGCGTGATGTACCGTAACCAGTACTACACGCTGGAGAAGCGCATCGTTGGCTACTCGCAGGGCGACAACCTCGTGTTTGACGCTATCTGTGGCAGCGTGTCACTCGCAGAGAAGCGCGAGGTGACCGTTAGCGGCTCACTGCTTGACATAGCCGAGACCGAGGGTGCGCTGTACAAGATAAGCCTTTCAGGCAGGAGCAACACCGACACCGACAAGAGCATAAGGACCACTGCCACCGACGGCAGCGAGGTGAGCATCAACGTAAAGGGCTCCAACTACTCCACCAACGGCTTTGTGCCTGACACCTTTGGCACTGGTCAGTCCGGTGGGCGCATGTCGCTCCGTGTTGCGGAGAACGTCACCGCCGAGTGCAGCGACCAGCCTTTTGCCAGCCCGTCGATACCAACCAACGGTCTTGCGCTCTCGCTGACATTCAAGGTAAGGAACATTGCAAAGCGCAATGCCCGCATCATTAAATGTATGGGTGAGCGTCTTGGCTTCGTTCTTACTGGCGAGAAGTTCATCGTCACGGTGAACGGCGAGAGCGACGAGTCGCTTGCCAACGTGCATACGACAGCCGCCACCTCATATCTTGACGATGTGGTGTACCGTTTTGACATCGTGATAGAGCCACAGTCACGCGCACCATACAGCGGTGTGATGCTTTGCAAGGTATTCCAGAACGGTGACATGGCTGCTTGTGTTCCCATTGACACCAGCAACGCATTCCCAGTATTTGGCGACACCATCCACTTTGACGGCAGTGATGCCGACCTTTATCTGTATGAGATAGTGCGCTGGAATACCTACTATGACTTCATACAGGCATTCAACAACTACATAGTGAACCTGACCGACACACAGGCGATGCTCACGGAGTATGAGCAGAACCAAGTGATGGCAGACGTAACGGCAGAGGGTGTGACGAAGCCTCGCCCCGACATGCAGAAGTTGATTGACCGTGGCGTGATGGTGTGTGTTGAGACCCGTACTTCTGATGCCAATCTGAGCAAGGACGGTGCAGCCGTAACGGACAGTGAGATATACTATCCCGATTACATCGAGAATATCAAGGACAAGAAAACGTCCGTTCTGATGGACTGGTATCTGTACTTCCCCGACCGGCCCTGGGCGGACTGCGTGATCAAGGCCATCCCCGTGACCAACCAAGGCACGTCCACGCTCGCCTATGCCATCAAGAACAAGAAAGGCAAGGTGAAGAAGTCCAAGGGCATCACGATGCTCCACACGCGCGACGATGTGAGCCGCATGTATAATGGCGAGGAGGGCATTCTTGCCAAGTATGATGATGCAGTACGCCTTGCTGCCAAGAAGAAGATACGCATCAAGGACGGCAGCACCCCAATACAGACCATCACCATCAAGGTGGACTACTCCGACAGCGCCGGTGCAAACAACTGTGCGCTGATGGAGCAGATGAACGATGTGCAGCTGGCGTTGGGCAGTAATTACAAGACCCCTGCGCAGAACTTCAACAGCGACAGCAGCGAGGAGTTGCACACGTCTATTGATGGTATCACCTGCGCATTGTTCCGCACCGATTACCGCATCGGCCAGGCCAAGGGAGCGGAAGCCGCCACCCTTCCCGAGAACGCCTACTTCCACAGCAAAGCCAACTTCAACGCCGACAAGGGCAACCCCCACTTCTTCGGTTTTGAGGACGTGCCGGGCTACAACAAGGGCTGTGTGAACTACGGCGACTTCAAGGAGATAGTAACGCCGCGCGGCACAGACATTGACGCATACAAGGCAACCGTGTTGAGCAACACACCGACTCTCATCCCCGGAACGCTGTATATGATTAGTGAGTTCTGCGGACCTGAGACCCGCTTCGTTGAGAACGACGGTACAGGCAGCATGACCGAGACCGGCGCAGTGTCGGAATTTGTGGATGCCGGCAAGACCGGCGCGGAGATTGTCGCGGATGCAGTGAAGGACTACGACTGGGCGACGGTTTACCGCAGCAGCGACGGCAAGTATTACAAATATACCGGTGGTGTATGGCGCGACACCACAGGCAGCATGACCTACGACAGCAGCACCGGCAAATGGGTGATTGTCGGCAGGGTTCTGAACCCTGTTGAGTGCTACGAGTACCGCCAGTACCAGGAGTTCTGCTGGCAGCAGGGTGTGAACAGCGTCGATGATATGTTGAAGACACTTCACACCGACGACGGCGACGTGCCAGTCTGGTCAACTTACTACGAGAGCCGTTACCCCGACGACGACGATTTGAACGATTTGTATGCACAGGGCAAGAAAGTTCCTTACCAGTTGTTCAGAGAACTGTCGTTCTGCCAGCAGTGCAACCAAAACCTCACTGATAACCAAGAGGAGAATGCCGCACTGAACCCCGACGGCAGCGAAAAGATTTTCAACGGTGCCGGTGCAAGTACGACCATCACGCTTGGCGGTCAGACTGTAGCAGGAACGAAAGCCAACCGTCTGCTGAAGTGGCAGCGTGAGATGCACAAGTTGTTCAACCCCTACAGCACAAACCACTACATTGTAGGAACAGACTACAAGGCCACCGTTGACCAGCGAGCCAAGAACATGATGATAGCCGTCTATAAGGAGACCGACGGCAACATGCGCTGCTACTTCAACCACTGGTATGACGGCGACAGCGTTGACGAGGCCGACAACGACTGCTATCTCACCATTCCCTGGGACATGGACGGTGCAAACAGCCACCTGTACCAAGGCTGGGACGGCGTGATGTTCCGCCAGTCGTTTGCCCTGTTTGAAAAAGACGAGGGCGTATGGATAGATGATGCCGGCACCATGCTGACGCTGCATGACACCGCCTCCGCGATGCGCTCCGCCAAGACCGCCACGGGGCAGGAGATATTCAGTGCGGCAGGCAGTTACCGTTACTGGATGACCAACCGTATCCTGAAGTGGCCAAAGGTGGTGAGCAGTTTTGACGGCCAGCGCAAGTACATTGAGACAGCGACGGCAGCGGACAACCACTACCCAGCCTTGCACGGCTTGCGCCTTGAAAGCCTGCCAGCGTTCCAGCGCAAGCGTTTCGCCTATCGCGACGGTTACTATCAGACAGGCGACCTGTTCAAGCACTTCTTCCAAGCGCGTGTGATGGGTGCTATCACGGTGAAGATAAGAGCCGCCCAGGACGGTTACTTCGGTATGGGTGTTGACTCGACCAGCAGCGCGAAGTATTCGTGCTATCTTCGGGCAGGTGAGAGCCACACCTTCACGGAGGTAGCGGCAGGTGTCGGTGGCAAGCTCATCTACATCTTCGGGGCAGACAAGCTTAGCGAGCTCGACTTGAGCGGCTGCACGCCCAAGAACAGCAACTGGGTAATTGGCGACTGCACCCTGTTGAGAAGTCTCATCATCGGCGGCGAGACCTATACTCCATCATACACCGACGACATCCTTTCCGCGTTGAGCCTTGGGCAGATGCCGTTCCTGGAAGAGATAGACATCAGAAACAGCAAGGTGCTTACTCTGAACGCCAGTGGATGCCCCCGATTGAGGAAAGTGCTTGCGGATGGAAGTTTGCTCCGCACGTTCACCCCTGCGCAGTCCTCACCCCTTCGGACGCTGACACTGCCATCAGGCATCACGGAGCTTTCGTTTGTCAACCTTCCCTGGCTTGGCTACCCTGCCGGCGGCATCACCTTCAATGGTCTGACGAACGTGACGCGCGTGCAGCTGAGTGGCTGCCCCGGCATCGACGCTCAGCAGTTGCTTGCAGATGTGGTGAACAGTGGCGCGCGTCTTGCCGAGGTGTCTACCGACAACCGCGACATGACCGGCAACAGCAGCACGCTGGAGGCCATGCAGAGGCTTGGCACTCGCGGTATCGGCAGTGAGCATGCCAATGTGTGCGACGGCATGAACGGCACATGGACTTTGAGCAACCTCGTTGAGGCATCAACCTTTGCCAGCCTGCAAGCCTACTTCCCGAATCTCACTCTCTACAACGCGCAGTACACGATGATAGAGACTGACGACGACGAGGAGAACGGCTACGACGCAGCCATCCGCAACCTTGACAACGGCACCAAGGACGGTGTTGGCGACGGCTATGTGCCAAGCGGTCATATCGCCCGGTTGCAGTCGATGCTCCATGTGTGCAAGGGTACTTACGATAAAAGCACGAACAGAATGCTCCTGGAGCAGATAAGCGACGGCGACATGTACCGTCTGGAGAACGGCAAGCCCTGTGACCTTACCGACGCCAACGGCCTTGGCTACGACATATTCCTTTGCCTGCCCCACTACTGGTACAAGGGCATCAATGACCACATTCGCCAGAAGAAGTACACGGCATTCTCCACGGAGGTCTCCGCTCCCCGCAGCACGGCAAGGAATATTGTCAGGAAGCCACTCGGCACAATCCTGCTGAAGTCCTTCTCGTGCGTTCCTGCCAGCCGTTTCAGCGCCGGCGACGCTTTCGGTGCTGGCGACCTCACTGCCAGCAGTGCCAGCAATGTCTACGCGCTGGATGTCGTTGGCATGAGGCAGGTAAGGTGGCCCGGTGTCAGCAGCGATGTCGTGGGCGGCGTGTTCCTTGACGCGGATGGCAAGGTGAGAGGCACTGTGTGCCCGCACATCACCAATGCCAACAGCGACTTCATCGCCGGTGAATACGTCTTCGCCGCCGTGCCTCCCGGTTCGTGCCGGTTCGTGTTCACCTCCCCCGTGGGGCAGGACGGTCAGGAATGCATCGCCGTTGACAGCAGTGCCATCGAAGCCATTGAGCCCGACTGGGTGGAGCATAACCTTGAGCTGATAGGAGTGTATAAAGGCAGCGTCGATAACCTGAACCGCCTGCGCTCCGTCAGTGGCGCTGTCCCCATATGTGGTACAGGTACGCCAAGCACATGGGCCGGCTGGGGCTATGATGCCGACGGCAACGTTACCAACGGCCTGCCCCCGGTCGGCACAAAGCTGAACTTCACCTGCAAGGACTTCCAGAACCTCGTTCAGTGCAGAGGCAAGGGCTACCAGCTTGTGGACTACGAAATGCACAAGGACATTGCGAACCTGTGGATGGCCACTCACGGGCGCAGGAACTCACAGGCCGTAAACGGGGACGGCGGCGGAGTAAGAGCGAGAACAGGTGTCTCGGATGCAGCCAACCGCTCGCCCCTCTACGAGACCGAAAGCGGCCGTCCCCGCACGCTTGGACTGGAAGACTGGTGGTGCAACGTATATGAGTTGATGGACAATGTAGCCGTGAACGTGCCGAGTTTCGCCGCCTACAAGAAGAACAGGGGCCAAGTTCCGAGTGGCAGTGTTGTTGATGAAGTATGGCGCATCCGCATGGCAGACGGTACGGAGCGCGCCGTGCAGGGTATCACCGACAGCGGCGGCCAAGAGATTTGCCGCGTGAGGCACGGACGTTTCTGCGATGTAATACCGAGCAAGTGCGTAATCAACGAGAGGATAAACACATACTATGCTGATGCGCATAGTTACGAAGCCGCCGCCGCCAGATGTGTGTTTCGCTCCGGCGAATACGCTCTTATGGGTAACGGCTTCGTGCGCGTCTTCGTTGGTAAAGATGTTTCGTTCTCGGCTGCCTACTACGGCTCGCGTCTTGCCTTCAGAGGCGAATGCGAGTTCGTTGAGTAGGCGAGTGGGGGAGGCCGTTGCCGCATGCGGCAACGCGAGTGCGGGTAACGGCTTCCCCTTTGAGACAGCGACAGAACTTGCCACACAAAAGATAACACTCCGTCTGATACGATAATGTGTATCTTTGCGTCATGGAAAAGATTTATGGTGCAGCAGGACGCATGGACGGCATACAGCAGACTGGCCGCAAGCGCTGGGAGATATTCTACGGCTACGGTGAAGACGATGGTGTGGGATACAACTACCGTCTTACTCTGGACCACAGGCCTGGCGTTCACGAGGTGAGGCAGATTATCCTCGACCAAATTAACGCGAACACCGACGCGAAGATACTTGGCGGCTTCGTGTGGAACGGCATCAACGTTTGGCTGAGTGCGGAGAACCAAACCAACTTCAAGGCCGCCTACGACCTCAACGCGCAGAGCGGCGGCAAGATGCTGCCGATTAAGTTCAAACTCGGAGAGGATGCAGAGGGTAATCCTGTTTATCACACTTTTGAGGACATGGAAGACTTCACAAACTTCTATGTGTCGGCAGTGGCCTATATCAACGAGTGCCTCAATGCCGGCTGGTCAGAAAAGGACGGTTTAGATATGTCGCCTTATGAGTAACGGTTGTGGTTGTTCCAAAGGTGTGCTGAAATATATCAAGCCCCCATACGCCGAGAAGTTTCTCGCAGCCTGTACCGTGCATGATGATGATTACGACAAGGGAGGCACAGAGGCGGACCGCAAGGAAGCCGACCGCAATCTGTTCGTGAACATGGAGAAACTGACTATTCGCAAGAGCAAAAATCCCTACAGCATTGTTTGGTTTACGCTGATAGCCTTGCTTTACTATATGAGCATCCGGTTGTTCGGCAGTTTTTTCTTCAACTACGCAACTCATGGTTGATACGATATGATTGTTTTTTGAGAGCCGCAGGTTTGATTAGCCTGCGGCTTTTCCTTTCCCACTCAAAAGATAACAATCTGTTGCGGTTCAAAGAGGTTACTTTTGCAGTGAAAAAGTAAAGCAATGAACTGGAAAGTTATATTTGGCGCCATAGGTGGAGGCCTCGGCTGGTTTGTCGGCGAGTTCCATCCTGCATTCCCACTTATCATCGTGGCGATTATCTTCATCGTGTATGACGCATGGACGGCATACCAGTTAAACAAGCGAGTACACTCCAAGTACCCCGACAAGACCATGCGCAAGGAGGCGAAGTTCACCAGTTTTGCCTTCGGGAAGGTTATACGCTCGACGATACCCAAGCGATTGTGGCTGATTGTCCTGGCGTTCATGGTGGAGCACAGGGTGTTTGTTCATGTCAACATACCGTTGTCATACATTGTTACCGGTGTGATATGCTTTGAGCAGGCGTGGAGCATCTTTGAGAACGAGAGCAGTTGCAGGAGTGCTGAGGACAGCCGCTTTTGGAAGATGCTTCAAAAGATTATGATTGACAAGACGGCAAGACACTTTGACGTTACGCTTGATGAGTTGAAGAATGGCGGTCGTGTTACAGAGGAACAGGTTGAGGCAGCACGCCAGTTGCTTGCCGAGTTTGATAATTATAAAAAGCAGCAAAGCAATGAGGATATTAAAGAAAGGTAGCAGGTGCGAAGATGTAAAGACATTGCAACGTGCCTTGCATCTTTACGAAGATGGTATCTTTGGCAACCTCACGGAGGAAGCAGTCAAAGAACTACAGCGTAAATATGGATTGACCGTTGACGGTATAGTCGGCTCACAGACATGGGCTGTGTTGCCGGACAAATCCATTGTTAAGAAATCAAAGCGCGTAATCAATGAGATTATTGTGCATTGCACAGCCACTCCCGAGGGACAAGACGTAACAGTTGACTCTATCCGTCAAGGACACCTCCGCAGAGGTTTCTCCGATATTGGGTATCACTATGTGATATACCGTGACGGTTCGATACATGACGGAAGAGACGTCAATATAAGCGGAGCGCATTGCACAGGACATAACCAGCACAGTATAGGAGTGTGTTACGTTGGTGGACTTGAGAACATCCCGAATGTCCCTTACGAAAAACTTCCCGCAAAGGACACACGAACAGCAGCGCAAAAAGCCTCGTTGCTGAAACTACTGAAAGAGTTAAAGGCAGTCTATCCAAAAGCGACTATCCACGGACATTACGAATATGCGAATAAAGCATGTCCATGTTTCAAACCAAAAGAGGAGTATAAAGACCTATGAACAGGGAAGCAGTAAAAGCAGCGTTGTTGTTCATGCTTGTTGGATTGGTGCTTGGAGGTATCATCGGTTATGGTGTGTCCGGTCGTGGCAAGGCGACGGACTATGTGAGTAAGCGCGACACCAGCACCTACATTGACACCATACCATATTACCAGCCTGTGCCGAAAGACAGTGCGGTGATAAGGTATGTAACGAGAACGCTGCCTGTTAAGGGTGGTGACAACATCACAACAAACAAGAGCGACACATTTTTGCCTGAAAATTATGCGCAAAATAATGTGGAAAATATTCCACCGCAGGAAATGTCAGATGAACGCGACAGCATGGCGGTGGAAATCCCCATCACCCAGAAACGCTATGACGGCGACGATTACCGCGCCTACGTCAGCGGTTATGAGCCGAGCCTTGACAGCATCTTCGTGTTTCCGAAGACGACGACCATAAGGGAGCGCGCGTACAAGCCACCCAACAAATGGCACATCGGCATTACGGCAGGCTACGGGTACGGATTTAAGAGTAAACAGGCTGAGCCATACATCGGCATCGGCATCACATACAGTATAATCAGTTTTTAACATGGATATAACCCTAACAGTAAACCAGCCGGAGGTGTTCAAGGAGGTTGCGCAGACCACCAGCTACACCGGCGCGAAGATGAACGACGACGCCAACGCCTACGAGCGCATCAGCGTCGTTGACGAAGACCATATCGAGCTGCAGCGGTTTTGGGACGAGAGCCGTGCGGAGGTTGCGCGGACGTTCATCCGCATGCTTGTGTCGGACGGCATGGACGGCGACGATTACCATCTTGTGCTGAACGTGTCTGTTTCTTTTGACACGGCACTGTTACCGAGTATGCGGCTGGGTTTGTTCTCCTACTTTGTCCAGAGCATAGCCGCGAAGTGGTATGTGTTCACGAACAAGAAAGAGGCAGGAGATTTTGCCAACGTAGGCAAGGGCATACTCGGCGAAGTAAGGGAAAAGGCATTCTTCAAGAAGAAGCCCACCCGTCCGACATACGATTAAAAAAAAAGTTTTTCACACATTAAACATTCATTCATCATGGCAGAAAGCAAAAAAGACCTCAAGGTCAAAATCCAGACTAAGGAGCTGAAGTTTGCGATTATGAACAAGTCGCACGTGACCGCCCGCAGTCTGCAAGCAGCGGGCAAACTCAACTATGAGGCAGCCGCTCATATGCAGGCGAGCGATGATTTGGAGAACTCCTACGAGCTTATCCGTGCCATCAGCAACGCCATTGCCGAGACCAAGGTGGAGCTCGGCGAGTATCTTAACGAGACGGTTACCGAGACCGACAACCTCATCAGCAGCAAGGTGGAGAACGGTGAGCTTTTAACGCTCGACTTCCTGTTGCCGAGCAACTACAACAGCGCAGCCGCGGACGCTCTCGGTGGCGGCATCCACGAGTTCATCGTTGGCCGCAGCATCTATGAGTGGTACCGCCAGACCTGCCCGGAGATTGCCGAGGCATGCAAGGCCGATGCGGAAGCCGCCCTTGACCGGGCGAAGAAAGCCCTGTATAAGCGCAGCCGCCCCGACCGTCCCACTTACACCCCTTAAACTCAATTCGTCATGGCAGACTATTGCTATTGCAGCCCAACCGGCAATGCCTGCGGCTCGGACGGCAAGCGCACGGTGCGCCTGAAGTTCCTGCGGGCGCAGTTGCTTTACGACATCAGGAACTACGCCTTTATCGAGGGCGACGTGATGGGTGAGGAGAAACAACACGCCCAGCATGTTCTTGTGGATATTGGCGAGGAAGGCAATGTCGACAGGGTGACGCGCATCCTTTCCGTGATACATGCCGCCGTCATTGAGTTGCTTTACCCTTGGACGAAGTGCGAGCCCATTGAGGAGGAGATAGACGACTGTCTGTTTGCCCCCGTCGAGTATGTTGTGGAGCTTCATGTGCCGAACGATGTTTCCCGCACGACGCTTCACCTGCTCTCTCGCTTGATCCACGAGTTCATGGTTTACCGGGTACTGGCAGACTGGCTGAGCATCACCCATCCCGAAGCCGCCGTGAGCTGGGCGGCAAAGGCCGCAGCGGTGGAAGACGAGATTGGGAAGGCCAAGAACGGCCGCAAGGGAGTGTTCACCAGGAAGACCCACCCGTGGTAAGAGACAACACCTGCTGGACCGGGCAGGAATCACCCCGACAAGGGAAACGCACCTATCTTCACAGACGGGTGCGTTTTTGTTTTTACCTTAAAATAAAAAACTAAACTAATATAAACCTATGAAAAACACTATGATTCACTATCGAAGTTGATTGTTGTGCCTCGGCTCGAAGTTTACGGAAGCCCCAAAGATGGACTTGCCATCTGTGAGTTTTGCCACTCCTGCTATGCGGAAGTATTTGTATGGCGTTCCACGGAAGCCGCGCAGGTATTGGTCTTTGCCCGACCAGACGAGTTGCCAGTTGCGGAGGTCTCTCGAGCCGTAGAGTACTGTCGCCACGTCGCCGCGCTGGAAGTGTCCGCGCTGAATGAGCGCGGAGATTGTCTTATGCACATCAGCCGCTTCCAGTTTGAGCGGCCGTGTGACATAGAGTCCCTTGCTTTCGTCTCCGGCAGTGCCGGAGAAAGACACCAGTTTGTTGTCCTGCGTCATGGCGAGTGCATGCGGGTATGCGTTGATGGTGTCAGCGAGGTTGGAATATATCATTCCCCAGCGTTGCGACTTCAGCGAATAGACGTATGCGTAGTTGTACTTCGCTTTTGCGACGCCGTTTTCCGTTACCTGCGTCGGGTTGAATACGAAGATGCGCTGATGCACATAGTCGTACACCATCTGGCAATGTTCAAGGAAGCCGAGGAACGGCAGCACCGGCACGCAAGCGTCCGCGTCGTGTCCTGTCCCGAGCATTGCGTGCAGTTTGTCCATTCCCGGCAGCGTCGTCACATCGAACGGCCTTTCCGCGAATATGCTGTCCGTGATACACTGCGTCTGCGAGCCGCTGATGAGCATTATGCCCCGGTCGGTGGCAAAGAGTACGGAGCTGTCGAGCTGCGTTATGCTGTCTGCATTGATACACACGTCTCGCGTGACCGGCTGGCGTGCGGAGTATGTGCCTGTGGAAGACACCTCCAGTGCCCAGACGCCCTCAGTTGTGAAGGCGTAGAGCGGGAACTGTCCGAACTGTCCTTGCGACAGGGCCTTTGCAGCTGCGGAGATAGCCAGTATTTTGCCAGTGCCAACGGTGTTGATGCCAAGGACTGGAAAGTGGAAAGGGTTGTTGACTTGGGATGTATATATCTTGCTGGGCACATTGACAATCTTATCGGTGCTCTCGGTAACAATGTCGACCAACTTTTTTTTGTAAAAAGGAAAAAATCCCCGGAAACAATATGCCCCATTGAGGAAGGCATGCCTTTCGAGCATATATTCCCAATACTCACTCGCCGTGATGTCGTTCACCACGGCCTTGTACGCATTTGGGTTGGGGTAGTACAAGTAGAAGAACGGTGCATCGGAAGAAAGTTCGGCGCTCTCTCCCTCCACTATTATTTCCCTGTCGTCCTGCTTGATGAAGAAGAACAGCCGGTATCTATGATTAGGTACGCTTATGCCGTCGTTGGAAATATCCGCATCTGAGTAGCATACCATGTCGGCAGTATTGAACGTGTCGTAGAGTTTTTTCCTGATGTTTGAGATGTTGAGCCTTGAGTTGTAAGCAAAGGCGTATTCAGGTATGAGGCGGTCGTGGCTGTCATAGTCATCGGTCATCACCTCCCGGTTGACGAGTGATTTCAGATAGCCTTCCTCTATTGGGATAATAGTCCGTGTTGTCTTCAAGTCCTCGACCTTGATGCTTTTTAGCATGTAGAACTGTGCGCATGAGCGCATGTCCGCATCGATTTGCTCCCTGCTTTTATAGGGGATGCCAAGCCCAAGATTAAAAGGCCTGTCTTCATCCGGGAACGTATATCGAAACAAATCTGCGAAATCCCTGTATCTGTATTTCAAAGGGAAAGTTTTCTTGCTGAAACTGGCATGCTGGTTGACATGTTTGCAGACCGTTCCTGCTCCGACGCCATGCGCGGCAATGTCTTTTATCTCCCCATTCTGATTGTATGTGTATATTGGCTTTGATATAAATATGTCAACAGAGTGTATAATATCCTTCCATTCTTTCAACATATCTATGCGTGCTTCCAGTTGTGCGGCATAATCAAGTTGATGCCTGACAGCGATAATGGCAATATCATTGACGGCCTTATATTTTCCATCGCCCTTTACCCATCCCCTGAACGGCGCGAGAGGTGCCCCGTCCGTGCAGCAAGGCATCAGCACGGGCGATGAGTGCATGACCAGCGAGCCATCATATAGCCTGTAGGCATATCTGACAAAGAATGGAAAGATGAACCGTCCTGCGTTTGTTGAGTTTTCCGCAATGAACTTATTGACTTTCGCGAGCACTCTTTCTGTCATTGTTTTCTTGTTTGCGTCATCCAGTTCTGTGGATGACGTGTCGTTTACGGTCACACTGAAATTCTCGGTTTTGACGACTTCTCCCTGTAGCCCGAATGCCAGCGGGCATTCTGGCATATGCGTGCCGAGGTGCTTGTATCCATCCGCCGTGCCTTTCCAAAGGAAGTAGTGCATCCCTCCGTCTGTAAGTACAACCAGTGTGTTGCCAATTGCGGTAATGTCATATATTTCCGTGCCGGAAAAATCATGGAGCGTGTGTGATGGATTTGTCCTTTCCAGTTCTGCGGTGATGACCTCTTCCTTTACTGGCAGCCTTGTCTCTCCATCATTTTCCTGCCATTTCCCAATGATGTTTCCGTCGAACCACTGCAACTTGTCGTTGTGTCTTACGATATAGTGAACGTATGACACGGTTGCGTGAATGTGAACGACTCTTGCTCCATCAGGCATTTCGCATAAAGGCTTTGGCTGGAAGACAGGTTTCAGCTGGTTGTCCTCGCTGATGAGGTTGAGTGACGTAGCCAGCTGGCCGTCGGGACATTCATAGTCCGACGGCTCGGTGGCGTAGCCTGCGTATTGTATTTCCTTAATCATGGCTGCACGCATTTGAATTTCATTCGAAGCATCTCTTTCCCGGCAGATATGTAACAAGTCCCGCCTTGCACTCGCGGTGCTCGCCGCTTTATGTTGCAAAGTTACAAGCGTAGGATATTATCGGCGCGTTAAGTTTAGAGTTTATCATGTTCAAAAATCTGTTTGCCGTAGATTTTGGCTGCACGGTATTCAAGGTTGCAGCCCTTGGATGCAGTCCAGCCGTGGTCAAGGTAGATAGCATCGGAAGTAAGGACATGGTAGATGCACCGTGACATTGCCTTTTCTTCGTCGGCATCGTAGATGTTGTTGAAGTCGAAAGTGCTTGTCAGTTCGTAGTCCTTGAACTGAACATCATCCGCAAGGATTTCTTTCAGCATTTCGACACGATGTTTTGCCGAGATAAGTTTCTCGCGCATTGTCGGCTCTTGACGAGCGTTGATAGGTGTTGCGATGTAGAGTTTCATATTAGTATCTGAAAGGTGTAAAATGAATAATTGCCATTGGCTGTGAAAGGTCGTAGTCTTTGAACCATTCGCGCCAGTCATTGAGAGAAAGCCCATCGTTGTTTGCGAGTTCCTGCCAGCCAACAGGCGTAGTGTACCTATCAGCATACACAACTGGGAGAGGCTCATGCTCATAAATTCTCAGTTTCTGTATGCCGATACCATCCTCACGAGTAAGACGGACTATCTCTCGTTGTGTAGAACCTTTTCCATAAGGTTTGCCAACCCACTGACGGATGGAAAGGCAAGCCTCGCCAGCGGCAATTTGCTCAAAGCGTTTCTTCCAATACTCATAATTTGCTCTGATGGTGTGCAACTTATATACGCGAAGTTTCTCCTCAAAGCATGTATTCATACCTGCCTTGGCATGGGTAGATGGGAATACTTTTGATAATGTAAGATAATAGGTTTTCATACTGCTTGTTTCTTCTGATTAAGTTTCTTGCAAAGAGCCTCGCAAAGAACACGTCCATGCCGTCCTTGTTGACAATGACGTACTCATGTCCGCCGACCTTTATCCGACCGTAGTACCTCACTATCGAGAGTTGGGAGTTTGCCCAATATTCCTCTGCCATGCAAATTGGTATATCGTTGTTTGTCATGTTCTAATTATTTTATTTTGTTTATACAATTTCTCTATTTTAATCCACCTTTTCAAACGTGTACGCCTCCACCCATGGGTTGCGCTCCCAAGTGTCTTTGCCGCAGACTTCGTTGATAAGTTCGGCAAAGGCTTCTCGTGAAGTGTCGCACATGCAGCACTTACCATCTGCTGTTATGTAGCCATAGCCGCCAATCCCTAATGCAGTGAGATGAATGATGCCCTCTTTCAAGCAGTCATCGTCTGATATGTCTTGCAAGCGTTCGACACTTACATCGGTAATCTTGATGTGGTGTGGCATGAGGTCGGCACGGACGAACATTTTGTTATTCCATCCTTTTGATTCCGTCAGGAAGTGATAACTGTCTTCCGTTTCAAAATCTGCATTAGGATAAAGTGTTTTGTAAGGTTGTGCAATTGCTACAACTTCACCAACTTCATAACGTGGTTTCCAGCTGTCTAATACGCCTCCATTTTCATCAACCAAATCCACACATTGTGTACCTGCATTGTTAGTAAGTATATTGAAACTATACACTTCTTTACCATTACAAGTTTTAGGCACTTTCAGTAACCGTCTTGTCACTGTCTTCGTTCCATTTAGCACCGCTTGGGTGAGCAGGAACTTGTCGTTAAACATTATTTTCTTCATTTGCTTTCCTTTTTTAGTTTCTCTATAAGCATGTCCGCCCATGCTACACTGATATCAGCAAATATAGTAACATCAACGTCATATTCTTCAATTTGAGAATATGATGCAACCAATATATCTTTTGCTATCTCGTACCTGCGCTGCTCCCAGTCAATTTGTCGAGTGTCTGTGGTATCTATAAATTCTATCTCTTTGTCTTTAAAAGTACGTTGGCGATAAATTCCATCACTACCATAATATTGAGCTGTTCCCCACTCCTTGCTAATGCCTATAATCGTTATTTCTTCTCCCGTTTTTATTATTCTTGCTTTCATATCATTTCGTTTTAAAAATTAAAAATCTCCGGCCTTTCGTGAACGTTCCCGCCGACAACCTTTTTAAACTCATTAATCCATCGTTGGTCAATGCCGCACGGAAGACCTTGCAGTCCCTCGAGTACAATCGCTATGCGGTGTCTGGCTGCAAGAAGTTTCCCGCTCATTGTCGGCTCTTGCCGTGCGTTGATAGGTGTGCAGATGTATATTCTCATTATTCGAATAGAGTTGGTTGTTGTGGTTGTTGCAGGTACTCGTCGCCGCGCTTTATGTAGGCATCCACGCTACGTTCAAGCAGGCGTGCCTTTGTCAAGGCTTCGTGAGAGCGCGTAGAGAAGTATTCCCTTTGCGCCTCACGCATAGCCTTTACAAGATTGAAGAATTGTAAGCGTCCGTTATTCATTGTCGTCGAAGTCGATGGTGGTTTTGGCTGCTTCTGACTTTCCGTTTAATTCCTCGCCAGTGCGAGGCTTAAACATGAAGTCAGCCCATTCCTCGGTGAATTGCCTACCTGCGTAGGCTGCGAGTTCACGAGTTCTGAAGGCAAGCCGAGAGCCGACGTTGGCGCCCGAGAACGAAGCACCGCTATACGCATTGCAGCCCACGAAGCCGTAGCACGCGTTCGAGTAGTAGCCAGAGCGAAGAACACAACGCCCTTTTTCCTCGTCGTCTAACTTGTCGTACTCCTCTTTGGTATAGAAGTAGAACCAAGGGAAGTATCTGTACTCATCTTCTGTGAACTTCGGTTCCCAGCCCTCATTGAGGGCAGCAACGATGATACGGAGTTTGAGGTAAGCAATGAAATCTTCCGTCATTGGGTCGCCTTTGTATGCGGCAGCAGTAAGACGGTATTGTGTGACGAGTGGATGCTCATCACCCAGCGCATTGCAAGCATCATCAAACGTCTTGATACGTTCCGTTACAGGATGGTTATCTACTTTCTGTTCGTCCACAAGAGTGAGGACACCTTTAATCCACTCGGCACGTTTGCCGTCGGGAACAGGGATAGTTATTTCTTTACTCATGGTTACTGTGCTTTAGAGGGTTGTTTACTCATGTCTTTCACGCAGATGTGCGAGCCGTCGGCAAGGCTGCGGTTCAACACTTTCTCTGCTTCACTCTTTGCCATCGGCTTAGCCATGATGGTCTTTGTTCCAATGTACTTTTTCATTGTAGGAATTGTTTAATGTTAGATTTCTAATACAGGTATTTCAGGAGCAAACTCCGTAATATTTTTAATTTGTTCGTCAATTAGGCGGTCGCGAACATCCTCCACGATAGAGGCAGCATCGGGGGAAATAAGTTCCAAAGCAACATCACGACCATTGACAGTGGCAATAACTTCAATCTCAATTTCTTCGGGCTTAGCACCTTTGTAGATGGGGATGCAGACCTTGAACGATGCTGGAAGATTGGAATTGACAACTTTTTTATAGACATCGGTAACAGAGCCGTTGTCTTTCTTTTCACGCTCGACTTCCGTTTCTATCTTAGCCCGGAATGATTTCAACTGAGAAACGAGAACCATATTTTCGTTACGTTCCTTGAAGTAAGTCCTATTGATGCGGAAGAAGTTTGCCAAATCTTCGGGTGCAAACTGTACATCCATGTTGACACCAAAGGACTTGAACTGTCGGGACAACTCGATTTGTCCAGTGATAGACATGCCGTTTCTCTTGTCGGTTTCATTGATAACCAGTTTGATGTTGAGGTTGTCACGATTGACAAGGAGGTGTGTGCGGTTATGCTCCATCTGAGGGTCGTTCCATCGTTTCTGTAGGAAAGCGAATGGTGCAGTTATTGTTCCTGTGATGTTAACTTTCTCCGGCTCAAGAATGGGGAGAGGTTCATTTACATGGTTTGTTTCACGGATGATAAGTTCTTTAACTGCTTCACCCTCGGCAAAGTTGATGTTTAATTTCTCGGTGTTCATAATTCTAAAAGATTTAATTATTGTTATACTGATGATATTTATTCAGCCTTACGCATGACGTGGAAGAGAGTTGGCGAAAGTTCTTCACGTGTTGCAGGACGAGAGGAAACGAGTACGCCCTCTGCATTATAGAAGCAAGCCATTTTTTCCTCTTGTTCGATGAAACAATAGCACTTCTCGTGAACCATCTTACCTTTAGACTTTATATCAGCAAGGAGTTTTTGGCGGTTTTCCTTTAGAGGCTTTAGTTCAATGTTTATTTGCTCTTTGTAGTCCTTGATGTCCTCTTCAAGGTCATTGATGCGTATGCAAGTGTCTGACAATTCTGTCTTCTTTCGTGCTAATTCATCTGCATCAAAACTCTTGTGATAGTCCATTTCTACCACACTGTCTGCATTGTCGATAAGGAAGTTTTTCCTTGCGTCGAGGTCGGCAATGTCCTGTCCTAAAACTTTGTTAATCATAATTTTTTTGTTTTTTGGTGAATAATGCTATTAAATAGTTGGAGTTGTTTCTTCTGTTACAATCTCGTCCAGCGTATTGTGTATGCTGGCTTCAATAGTGCTAATGTGTTCCGTGATGATGTTCTCAATGTCGGCACGCTTGATTTTGAGCGCGACTTCCGAGCCATCAGCGAAACGTAGGCGCATTTGACAATCCATGTCGGGATTGTTCGTCAACTTGTCCTGTGCTTGCAGCAGTGAGGCGCGCGAGCAGAACATCGGTTGCAATTCTTCGACAAGCGAAGTGGCGTGGCCGGTTTCTGGAATGAAATCTTTTGTCATACTGTTTTGAAATTTATGAGTGAATAAAAAAGTTATCTTCTGCTATCCCCAGTGAGAGGGATGATGTTGTATGTCTTGAAGCGGTCGAGCAGTCTCCCGAAGCCATCCTTGTACTTCTGTTTGAGTTGCCCGGTGGTGAGGTTTGTGGTGAGGTGTGCCATCTTGTGGTACTGTGTCCAAATCTCGTTGCGGGCATGCAGGAACTCTGTTGTCAGCGTGTCGGTGTCAATGCCGTAGAACTTGGTGGACTGCACTCCGATGTCGTTGAGGCAGATGTTTACGGGGGTGCATTGGAAGCCTCGGTTTTCCTCCTCGTGGAAGGTGTATCGGTCGAGGTTGTTGTGCAGCGTGTAGTAGTTGACCATCTGCGTGACGGAAAGGTTGTGGAAGTAACGGGGGTTTTCCGTGATGCGCAGGTACTCGGAGAAGATTTGCATGAGCAATGTCTTGCCAGTGCCCACCGCCCCCATGAGCATGATGTGCTTGTGGAGTTTGTAGCCACGGCCAGGGAACACGTCTTCTGCGAGTTGACATCCGTTGAAGTAGTATAGCAGGAAGCGCAGCACGTCGCGGTTGTCATCGTCAACGACGAACTTTCGCCTCTGGTGAGCCAGCACCACATTGTTAGCCACCCACATGAGCGTTTGGGCATGAGCGTCAAACACTTCTTTGATGGAAAGGTCTTGTGACTTCTCTTTTTCCTGCTGCATCTTTTTCCATGCACGTTCCATACATTGATTAAGTGTGCTGATGTGCATCCGTGCGAGAGTTGCTTTCTGTTGTGCCTCACGCTTTTGTTCCTCTGTCATTTGCTTATCTTCCATTGTTATAATTTAGAGGGTTATACATCTTTGCTTCCAAAGCCACTGTCATACTGATAGTCTGCAGTTGATGGCGGTTCTGTTTCTATGCCCTTTGCCTCTTGCTTGTCTTTAACCTTAACGCGCATTGTGGCGATAAGATGTTGTGACCAGTCGGTGTAGTCTTGGTGTTGCTTGTTGGACAGTTCCCATTCCGCGACCACATCTTTTGCCGTTTTCTTCAATTTCGGCAGGTCTTTAGGTTTCAGTCCGAGGTTCAGCAGCAGCACTTCAAGGTTGGCTTTGTTCTCTTTGCTGAAGAAGCGGATGAGGTAATCCGCGTTATCAGTGGCAGGTGTCCCTACTGGTGCCGGCTTGGGTGTAGGTGCTGGTTTGGGCGTGGGATTATCCTTTAGTCGCTCATCTGTCTGTGCATTTTTCTTGCTCCATCTTGCTTTTGCACCAATCTTTGCACTCTCAGAACGGTGATTTCGTTTGGCATCCTTTGCTTCCATTCGATTGTTGAAACTGTCGGAATAGAAGTACTTACCATCATCTGTAAGGACAAATAGCCCGAAGTCTTCAACTACAGACTTGACTATGGCAGCATCGACACGAAAGTCAAAGGCTATCATATTGTAATCTTTGACGCTCTTATAACTCTTTTCCTCCCTCAACCGTTCGAGTATCATAAAGTAAACTCCATATCCTGCTGCACCATGCTTCATGCGCAAGCGTATGAGCTTCTCATCGTTACGGGCGTTGCTGTCGTGAGAGAAATAGTTGGTTATCTTTACTTGCTTTCCCATTGTCAAATATTGTTTACCGTTCAGTAATTCTTATTCCGTACACGAGGAGCATGAGCTTCCGTTTGATACGGTACACGTCGGTACGTACTCCCTTGGTGTCTTCGACGATGTGTTTGCCATCCTTGGTGTCATAAACGAAGTCCGCAATGTAGGAGCAGGCGCGTTCAATCACTTTGCCATCAGCACCACGCTGGGTAGGTATCAACTCGTAGGGTACTTGTTCGCGCAGGTTGGAGATAAGTCCGGCACGCTGCATCAAGCGCAATTCGTTGGCGCGCCGGTGTTCCTTTCGAGAGTCATAGCCGCCGGAGCGTTGCGCATGATATTTGTTTCCGTTTTTACGGTAGAATGTCGGGATGCCCATAGTTCTTACGGTTGATACGTTCTTTCAATGCGTTGTAGGCTATGAACTTCACCTGCTTTGTCGGTGGCAGCATCATGGCCGTTCCTTTGCTGATGTTGCGTGCCTGCTTTGCAGCGCGTCGCACCGTCTTGATTGTGCCGAAGCCACGCAGCAGTATGGTGTCTCCGGATACAAGAGCATCGGCTATGATGTCGATGAGGTTTTCAACGGCATGTGTTGCCTGTGATGTGGTGAGGTCTGTACGCTTCACCAACTGGTGGATAATGTCATTCTTTGTCATGATGTCTTTTATTTTTCCTTGTTAAACTTTTTCTTTACGAGTTGATTATGGAGTAGTTGAAGTTGTCTGATGTCCTCGTACTGACGAAGCGTAAGTGAGCGTCTTGCCCCACGAGCGATAGCCAAGATACGAGGCAACTTCTCTGTCAGTTGGCTGAACTGGCGGTTGGATATTTCTTTCATTTGTGTTCATCGTTGTAGTCTGTGAGGAAAGCCGATTGCAGTTCGTTGAAATAGAGTTCATCGGTCGGTATGTCATCATCCGCCGCCATTATCTGACTGGCGATTGACTTCTTCCTGTGTATGATGCGGTAGAGTACCGGGTCGATGGTGTGCTGTCCGAGCAGATAGTAGCAGGTGACATTATCTTTCTGTCCGATGCGGTGTGCCCGGTCTTCACATTGGCAGCAGTCGGCATATGTCCACGGCAGTTCGATGAACGCCACGTTGGATGAGGCTGTAAGCGTGAGACCGACACCAGCTGCCTTGATGGAGCAGATGATAAGTGGGCTGTCGCCACTTTGGAAACTGTCGACGGCGGCTTGCTTCTCCTGTGCGCTGTCGCGGCCAGTAACGCGTACAGCATCAGGAAACGCGTTGCACAGTTCATCTACAATCTCATGGAGTGAGCAGAACAGGATGAGCGGTTTGCCGCTGGCGAGGAATACGCGCACGAAGTCAACGGCCTGTTTCACCTTACCCTTGGCAGATAGCGAGCGCAGTGTCATGAACTTGACAAGAGCCTCCATGCGCATCTTGCGACGTATCTCCCAATCGGAGCACTCCTTATATTGACGCAGGTACTCGGCAAGGTCTTCCGCTGCAAGTTCGTATTCCTCACGATTGGCGATTTCCACATAGAGGTCTGTACGCGTCTTGTCGGGCAGTTGCGTCAGCACCTTTGCCTTTTCACGGCGTATCATGCAGCGGCGGTAGAGTTGCTGAGACAGTTCATCAAGGTTGTCATTCTCCCCATAGTCAGCGAGGAACTTGGCGCGGCCTCCGAACTCCTGCAAGCGTCCCATGATGGATAGTTGCGATACGAGGTCTTCTGCCCGGTTCACCACCGGCGTGCCCGAAAGCAGTATGCGCCACTGCTTGCCGTCGGCAATGCCGCGTGTGAAGATGGTCTGCTGTGCTGACGGGTCTTTTACGCGGTGGCTCTCGTCTATGATAACAGAGCGGAATACCTTGATGGCATCGTTGAACACCACATCCTTGAGCCGGAAAGAGCGACGGTCTGAAGAATTGATGTCCCAAACGAAATACTTGCGCAGGCTCTCGTAGTTGACGATGGCAACATGGAACATACCCATTTGCAGGAAGTATGGCCATGCCGTGCGTGTAGCGTTGTCAAGTACAAGTGCTTTCTTGTTGGTGAACTTCTCAAACTCACGCTGCCAGTTTATTTTAAGAGAGGACGGGCAGATGACAAGGGCAGGGTAGGCGTTGGCCGTATCGACGATGCCGATGGACTGTAGCGTCTTGCCAAGTCCCGGCTCGTCGCCTATGAGCAAGCGGCGCTTTTCAAGCCCGAAGCATATCCCCTCCCGCTGGTATGGGTACGGCTCAATCCTCAAGTTATGTCGTAGTGCGTTCATATCAAGCGTGCAGTATATACTTTGCGAACCGTACAGGACGTCCTGTTATCTTGCTTCTTGCCTCCATCTGCTCTGTTGTGATGTTGTATCCCTCGGCGCGCAGGCGGAATATCACGGCTCCAAGACGGTAGCAGCCGTATTCACGCAGTGCCGCAAGCGGCTCGATGCTTCCAAACTCCTGCAAGTGGCGCAGGATGAAATTCTTTTGTGTGATTTTGTTGTCTTCCATGATTGTAAGTGTTTATAGGTTCAGACACCAGTATTGGAAAGCCAGTTCTTCATATTTCTCACGTCCACGTTTGTAGATTGCATCGTCGCGGTTTATAAATTTCTTGAACACGCAACAGTTCTTTTTGCTTATGCCGTAGATGAAATCACGGTCGGAGTGCGCAATATCCATGTACCATGCACGGCTCCTGTCCCAGTCGAAGAAGTCCACAGCCTCGTCAAATTCTTTCTGCGTAGAAGCGAAAGTCGTTTTGAGGTCGCCACCGAAGCCGAAAAGGTCAAGGAACCAATCCCACTTGCAGCGAATGTCGAGAGTGAAAACAAACCCACCATACTCAAACTGCTGTTGCTTATTTACCATACAGCGTTGCGTGTCCGCAATCTCCAGCACCTTTGCAAGAAAAGCATCATTGCGAGCCTCCCGACGAAGCGAACGGTACATTTCTTGTGCGTGACGGAACTCGTCTTCCGTGTACTGAACATCGTCAACGGTGAACTGGTAGTAGTTCACGCGGTCGGGTTCTGTGATGATGGCATCGACAAGAGAGCCGAAGCGGAACGCTGCTTCCTTATCACCAAACTGTAGGCGCGGATGGAGCAGGTTTTTGAGTTCGGTGAGGTCAGAGTTGCAGACCTCACTTCGCTCGTAGTAGTTTATATCTTGGATATTCATCATAATCAAAGCATTTCTGTTTCTTCATCGTCGATACTCCAGTTTTCGCAGTCAGCCATTATGTCTTGCCAAAACGATTTTAGCTTGTTAGGCATCTTGCCATCGGCAAGTTCTTTGGCTGTTTCTTTGAGCAGGTCAATGAGTTCTTTCGGTGTACGATAGGTATCTTTGAAGTCGGACAGCCAATCGGTATCGGAGAAATCATCACCGTCACGATAGCCAAAGCCGTCCTCGTCTTTTTCCCATGTACCAGGCACATAGTTTGTAGTCTCGACGGTTGCAGTGCGACGCATGGTGCAAGAATACTCGATGTCCTGCGATACTGGTTCGTGGTCTGACTGGTTCCACGGAGCGTTTGGGTCATGCTCCGCACCTGCTGGGTAATATCCGCTTTCGTACATAGTTACTTTGCTTTTACATCGTCCACGTATTCAATATGCTCAGACTGGATAAAGATTGGGTGTTCCTTGTCGTTAGCCAGTTTGTTGCAGTATGTCAGTTGCTTTGAGAAAATCTTTTTAAGTTCAGCAACAGAGAGAGTGCAGCCCAGTTGCGCCCACCACATACCAACTACCTGCATGAAGCCCTCCGGGTTGATTACGTTGATGCGTTTTTTGACCGACGTTTTCGGCTGGTACTGGCTCGCTTGCTGTTCTGCCGCTCCAAAGAGCGTGTCCATTTCCTGCTTCTGCGCGGCGAGTTCGGCAGCGGCCTTCTCCTTTGCCTCGCGCTCTGCGCGTTCTTTCTCTCGCTGTTCGGCTTCCTTGCGCTCGCGCTCCTCCATCTGTTTCTTGATACGCTCTGCCTCCTCCTTGTTGGCTTTGGCAATGCGCTCCAATTCCTTACGCTTGGATGGCATACGGTCAAGAATGTCGTCGCGGTTGGTGGAAATCTCAAAAGTGAATTGTTCATCGAATTGCTTTTTCATGTTCCGCTTAACCTCGTCAGCGATAGCGCGTGCTTCCTCGGGTGAGAGGAAGGAGGGCAGCAGCACCGACGGACGCAGACTGTCGAACCATTCCTGCGGCAGCTTGTCGGGTGTGTTCCTGACACCATCCTGTATGACGGCGTAGTTGTCGAGCGTGAGCGCGCGGTCGAGTTCCGTCATGCGGTTGCATACGGAAGCCAGCAGCGCGTTGAACTGGCGCATCATGTCCTCGTGCGCCTCGGCAGCATACTTCTCCTTTGCGCCGGCTTTCATCTGTTCCGCCTGCCTGCGCCGGATTTCGGCCTCACGCTCCTCGCGTTTCCTGGCAGCGTACTGGTTGCGTATGTCCTGCAACTGTGCTGCAACCGTTCCTTTCTTTGCAGGGTCAACCTCGTTTTCCAGTTTTGTATAGACGGAGCGGATGTTGTCAAAAATCTGTGTTACGGCGGAACGCTTGCCGTTCATCTTGCGCACGGTCTTCTTTGCCCTGTCAATGAACACGGCTATTTCCTGGTCGAGCGCATCGTTCATTCCCTCGCTGTTTGCACGGCTGAGAAGTTCCTTCCCGCACTGGATGCAACGGTCGTGCGAAACGCTGTTCTCCTTGAAAGCCTGCGGCGCTGCCTTGACGATAGTGCCAAAGTTCTGCGGCTCAAATACTGTTATTTCTGTTGTCATGATGATACTTTGTTTTGATTGTTAATGATTTGTGTGCAAGGTTGCGCTATTGCATATTCCACATAGCGGTTGAGGCGCGTACAATAGAGGCCGTTGATGCAGTTGGATGTCTGCGGGCATCCCTTGCACGCGCTTTCTTTTCTCTCGTTAGAAGCCATCATCGTCACCAGTGTCAACGGTTACACCTGTGGAGACGTCGTGCGCGGGAGGTCCGAAAGGTTCGGCGGCGCGTGGAGCGGCGGCTGGCTGTGTGATTTCCCCGGTGTCGGGGTCAACGCCATCCACACCGTAGAGGTCGTTGTTGATTTCGATTTCTTTCTCCTCAACCTGCTGGCTCTGCAACTCAGTACCACGTCCGATACGGACTTTCGGGTATGTCTTGAACGCGTGCTTGATGCACTTCGCCATTAGGAACCCACTGTCAATATTGACTACACCTTGCTGGTCAACTCCATATAGAGCGTTGGCACCACCATTCTTGTTCTGACGTGCGCTGTACTGAGCAAGGCGGATCCAGTCTTCCTCCGTCATTACCGAGTAGTCGATGCTGCCATCTGCGCGGGTGATGCGTAGGTAGCAAGCCACGATTCGCTGTCCGGTGTGTGGCAGGTGGCAGGTGTATGACACGCGCTTTGCGCCATCGGTGTCGGTGAAGCTGAACTCGTCGTTGCTGTACACCAGCACCGGGTTGTCGGCATGGCGTATCTGTCCTGCGCGCTCACGCAGCACCAGTTCGCCGTATGCTGAAATGGTGAGTACGGCACGGCACTCCCACTGCGCATGCTCACGTGTCCCGGTGTTCACGTTGCGGTTGAGGAGGTAGCAGAGTGCGCGTGTGCCTTGCTCCAACGACAGGCCGCACACGGCAAGGTCGATGAACGCCGTGAATAGCGAGAACGGTGTTGACTTCTGCAGTGCAGGGTTGTCGTGCAGCAGTTTGTTGAAGAAGATGCTTTCCCGCTCGTAGGCAGGCTCTCCTGTTCCCGCGCCCCAGAGGGTGTCGTAGATGTTGATGAACTTGTCGCGAACGATGTCTGACTTCGCGATGCCGAATGCTCCCATTTTGTTGAGCTGTTCGACGGTGAGATTGATTTGGCTCATGTTGATACGATATTTAATGGTTTAACTTATAATTTGTCTATGTAGAAGCGGATGCACTCAGAGGTGTTCACGCTCGTCATATAGTCGTACTGGAAATCGTCCTTTGTACCTTTGGGGTTGTGATGGAGCATCGGACGCTGGAGGACGCGGAGCCACATATCATTTAGTTTTTCACGCGCAGCAGCCTTTGCCTTGTGGTTGCAAGCCTCCTGTGTGAAGCGGTGAATAACGCGAGGGTGCTTGCCGTTGGTAGTTTTGTAAATTGCGTAATCCATATTCGTTAGCGTTTGAAGTAATCTTGTTGCGTCTGCTGAAGAAGTCGTAGGTCTGCCATGCAGTACTCCACCTTTCCCGGACGCTTGCATGGAGCGATGCGCCCCTCCCTGCGCCAGCGGTCAACATTGGCGCGCCCGAATATGGCGTATGCCTTTCGCTGGCTGACCGTTTCCTGGTCTTTCTCCGCACGCTGTATCTTGCGGACGATGCGCGACGAGAGGTCGTCCATGAAAGTGTCGTATGACACCACCTTGTCGGGAAATTCGAGATTGAACATGGTCAGTCCTCTTCGTCGGCGAGTGCCATCAGTTCGTTGATTTTACCTTTGTTGTCCCAGTACTTGCCGAGGCGGTGGATGATGTAGGCGATGCCGAAGCCGATGGCCTTGGAGACAAGGAAAGACAACATGCTTGCGTCTTCACTTTCCTCTGAGAGGATGAGAACGGCAGCGACCATGCCGAGAACGGCAAGCACGTGAACGCGCCAGTTGGTGAATGGGATGAGTAGTTCTTTCATAAGGCTTACTTGTTTGAGGGTTTGTATTCTCTGCCTATTTCCTTGCAGATGGCTGCACTAACTTCGCGGGGGCAATACTGACGGTACTCCGTTCCCTTGGTCTTGCTCCTGCGGATAACGAAGCAGCTGCCGGTGCGGGCAATCCAAATGTTGCGAACTTTCTTGTCGCTGCACTCAAAGGTGTACTTTGTGCTGTCGGCGTTGGCGCGCACATCCTGCCGGCGGTGTGTCTGAACGGCAGCGAACGTGTTGCCGTTGCGAGTGTAGGTTGTCTGCGCGGACGTGCAGAGGCTTGCGAACAATGCCAATGTGATGATGATGGTCTTTTTCATAAGGTTATCTGTTTCTGATTACGTCAATAGTTCTTGCATCGCGATTAATTCTTGATGCATACTCGCGGTCAAGCTCCAGTCCGAGTGTTGATGTTGTTGAGCGTATCACGCTCGTTCTTGATGCTGGGAAGTGTACAATATCTCCCACCTGCATGTCTTTCAATGTTGCCCGAATGGGCTTCTTCTCTTGATAATTCTGTTCCATTTTCTTTGTTGTTTGAGAATAATTTATTAATTTTCCGCTGCAAAGTTAAGAAAAGATTGACTATCTTACAAGAAAAAGTGGAATTATTTTCAATAAAAAATTGACTATGATTTATGTTGGACTGAAAATCAGGGAGTTAATGAATAAAGAAAAAATTGACGCTCCTGCGCTTGCTAAAAGGCTTAATAAGTCGAAACAAGCAGTTTATGACATGTTAGAGAAGCAAGATGTTAGCACATCTTTGCTTCGTGAACTTGCTGTAATTTTCAATGTGCCTATAACGTATTTCTTGACTGACGGTGAAGAAAAACCTATGCCAAGTCAAGAAGAAATAGACGAGATGAGGCAAGAGATTGCTTCATTACGCATGGAGGTTGAAAGGCTTAGGGCATTAAAACTGCCAACCAAAGATGATAAAGCTCTTGATGTAAGCATGAAATTCTTTGAAGCAGCAAAGGAAATGTTTAGTTACTATAATCAGATGAAAGAAGAATGATTACAATGATTAAAGAAAAGTACTCTTTTGTTCTTAGCTGCATTGCTGTTTCTTTTGGTGTCGTTGCAATAATTACAAGTAGGCCGTATTTGTTAGATTTCAATGCCACTGGAGTTATGGTGTCAGTTCTATGCATACTCGTGACATTGTTAGTCGGCTGGAATATATACAAAACCATCGAAACCAAAGAAGAAATTGAAAAATTGAAATCTTTTTCAGAAAAGAAGATAGCCGAAAATGAAGCGGCAACAAATGAAGTTAAAGCGATGTTGTTTTCTGTATGTGCTGACATACTTGTTCAAAATAACTACCAGTTACAAGCTTACGAGTATTATCTTTACGCTATTAGAAATTACTTGTGGGGAAAAAACAAGAAAGATACTATTGATAAGACCTTGAACAAAATGAATGATGCGCTTGCTAATGTTGAAAACAATTCAGACTTACAAAGTGAAGAAATGTTTTATAGCATACTATGTGAAGTAAAACCTCTGCTTTCTGATGTTGATAGAAAGCGTTTGGAAGACTTAGAAGTTCAAAGAAAAACTGGAAAAGTATAGGAGGAAGGACGATGAACTGGATAGGAGGTCTCTGCATACTACTTGCGTTGCTCGTCTGCGCTGAGCTCTACTCGATGCGCAACACCATCAGAGAGCTGCGCGACGAGGTGGAGGCGTTGAGAGAAAGACTGAAAAGAAACTTAAAGGATATAACAATTGAAATGCTAATGGAGGGTAGAGGATGAAAAAGATATTGTTTTACAGTGTACTAATAGTTATTTGGGCAGTAATGGTATTAACATACGCTTTAATCATAGTACTGCTTGGATTCGATGATAAACCTGCTTATGGTTTTTATGGTCGTTTCGGTGCTGCATGCGCCTGTCCGGAGATGTGGCTTTTATTGTTAGGGCTTACATTGCTTTTGAGAAAGAAATTGTCGCGTTTAATTTTTAAGAAAGAAACAAAGTTTGATTCTAATCCTGCTATTCTTTGTCTTATTCTCGGGGTGTTGTGGCTATTATTTACGGTCTTTCAAAGATTTACGAGTTCTATAATACAACAAGAAGTTATTGAACAATACCAAGAAAGTAGTGAGTGAAGAAATGAAGAGCGATTGATAAGAGTGTATGAGAAAACGAACAAATAAATTTCAAACGGCCTTGACTATGTACAGAATGCACAAGGACCCAATTTTCAAAGATGCCCATATACGGACGGGTATGTCATGGAAAGACTATCAAAGATTGAAAAACAAATAATACAAATAAGTAAATGATCATGGAACATGAAAAATTAAACGAATTGAAAGAACAGTGGCTGTCCACGTTTCCGGACAGCACACATGTATTGGACAAGAAACGTTTTATCCGCTATGCCTTGGAACTTGCAAAAACCAATGGTGAACTTGACTTTACAGAAATGGAGAGCCGAGGCATTAGCCCTCGTCATATCGAGGAATATCAACGGCAGTACGAATTTCTGCGAGATGTCCTTGAAGTTCTTGATGGGCGATGAGTGCGGCACGAACTACGCGTGATGCCCTCATGGCATCTTCCTTTGACGTGAAGATGTTAGCACTTTTGGAAAGGAACTCTACGATGGAACGGCGGGACTTTTTCCAACTCTTGCAAATGATGTCGATTGTTTCGGGGAGAAAGTCTCCCTCTCTAAGATACCAGTACTCTTTCAT